GTGTTAGTTAATATTAAGGATTTCAAAAGATTGTATTATGGAAATGACAGATGCAAAGGTCGTAGAGAAGAAAATCTACGAAGAGGGAAAGAAGCACGATGATTATGCTTCTAAGGCAACAGGTAATGCTGGCTTGACACTGGGTAAACAAAAATAATGCTCAGTATAAACTCTCTTAATTGCTGGGAACTCCTTGAAAAACAGGACAATCAGCAGCCAAGATTGTGCGTTCTTTGAAATATTTTTTGTAACTTTGCAGTATGGTAAAAGGTATAATTTATAGGTACGAATCCCCATCGGGAAAGTCCTATGTAGGTCAGACAACAGATGAGAAACATAGAAGAAGATGTTTTTTCAATAACTGTTGCTACAGCGGAACTCTCTTTGATAATGCTATACGCAAATATGGAGTACATAATTTTAAGTACGAAGTGCTTTTCTCGGATGATTTTGATTCTAAAGAGGATGCTATTCCCGTTCTTAATGAAAAAGAATCGTATTTCATAAAGAAGTATGATTCTTACAGAAATGGGTATAATATGACTTTAGGCGGAGAAGGTGTTAGGGGTCATACATTAGAAGGAAAATCTAAAGAAAATATGATAAATCACCTCAAAGATTACTATAAAAGTCATAGCAATCCTTTTAAAGGAAAAAAGCATTCAGAAGACATGAGGGCTTACCTTAGTGAGTTAGCCAAGAATAGAACTGGAGAGAGAGCACCTATGTATGGTAAACATCTATCCGATAAGCAAAAAGCTATACTGAGTAAGTGTGCCAAAGAAAGAAAAGGAAGCAAAAATCCTTTTTTCAACAAAAAGCATACGAATAAAGCTAAAAATGCTATATCTACAGCAAATAGTAAGCCTGTTTTGCAGATAGATGCGACAAGTGGAGAAGTTTTGAAAAGGTTTAATTCCGCTTTAGAAGCGGGAGAAAGTCTAGGTAATTCAAAATTAAACTCCGAAATTGTAAAGGTATGTAGAGGTTATGTATCTCCATCTGGTAGGCATTACATTACATGCAAAGGTTACAAATGGAAATATGCACAATAAGGTTCAACGACTATCCCGAAAGGGAGTACACTCAAGCGAGTGGAAATGGAGAGTATCTCGTGAGAGATAAAGATATAGTCTTATCTGTATGGTAACATACAGCAGTTCATTAGAGAACGGGTAAGGTGGTTGCGTACCTTATCGAAAGTTAGTGATTATTGGCACGGCACTCGGTGCTGGTGCTTGGTTGCTTGGCGGTAACAACCGCAGTGTGTTTGGTTCACTCGGTGGCAGCAATATGCCTGAGAACGTGAACATCAACGCCTATGGAGCTAACGCAAGTTCCAATCAGCCAACCGCCTTGCAGGTAATGGAGAAGGAATGCGATGATGAGGTGAAGTTGCTTACCTACATGTTCGGTATGAAGCTCGACACAGCTAACAAGTTCTACGCTATGCGCGAGACAGACATCGCTGAGAAGTTCTCTATGTATAAGGGTGCTAACGATGCTATCAACGCAGAGAACCGCCGTGCTATCAACGCGGAGTTCGGTCTTTACAAGTCTCAGGTTGATGCGGACTTCGGTCTGTACAAAAATCAGAGAGACCAGTACGATGCGTTGCAAGCAAAGTATAGCGACCTTGACAAGAAGGTAGCCGTGATGGAAGCCCTCACTCCTTACAAGGAGAAGCTTATGATGGCTTACGTGAAGGAGAACACTTGCAACTGCTTGCGAGGGCAGTTGATGCTCCCGAACACTCCAGTACTCCAGGGATATGGTAGTTACAGCGGCTGCAACTGCACCGCTCCTTCAACTCCCACTACAGGAGCGTAACAGAGCAGTAAGGAAGTCGGTTAGACGGACTAAGAAAAAATGAGTTGGTGAGGGGTGTTTGCCCTCGTGGTGGATGCCCTCTCACCTCTCTATAATATATCACCAACTTAAAGATATTGATTATGATGAATTTCGGAAACAGCCCTTTATTGGATATGGGCACAAGTCAGCAACAGCCGCAGATGATGGATGCCGAACTACAGAAGATGTACGAGGCAATACAGCAGAAGCGAGCATCTATCAATATGCAAGCGCAGCAGTCACAGACACCCCTTTGGGATGAGATTGACAAAATTGAGGACAATCTTACAGGGGCGCAAAGGCAGTATTTGATGCAGAATCAGGAATACGTCAATAGCTTGCAATATGTGTCTAAGCTAGTGCAAGACGAGGAATTGCGCATCATACGCCCTCGTATCGAAAGCACTCAGCAAGGACAGGAGGCATTAAAGAAACATTTGTCTTTGATGCAACGACTGAGAAAAGAAGTAGCACAGGCGGAAGAGCAGAAAACCGCTATGCTTAACGACTATATGACAAATCATAGTGATAAAACTTGGCAAGAGTATCTCGCTATGGTTCAAGGGACAAAGAAGGGAGGAACTAAGAAATGAACGTAACAGAATTGAAAGAGAAACTGCTTACATCGCTTGATTTGTGGGCAGATGCTAGAATAGACGATATGGTTAAGGCTAACCAGATGCTCGCCATACCATCAGTATACATGAAACGTGCGGCGCACAACATCATCGCCAAGCACAAAGATAGTTGGGGCAAGAGCATTGACAACGCTACCCTATTCATCGCTGATGAAGACGGCAACATAGATGCCAATACGATATTTGAAGATATGATGCAGATGCTAAAATCCGTGGAAGATTACAAATTCGATGTAGGTTTTATACACGGACATATCGACAAAGGAGTTGTGTCTATTGACCTGCCAGATGGAATTGCTACTGCTATCCTCTTTGGGAGCAAGCGAAGCATCAACTTCACAGAGGAGGACTTTGTAGAGTTGAAAGATTTGATAATAGGTTAAAATATATAAGATATGGAAGCAAAAGAGATTATGAGTAAGTTTGATGAGCTTTATGGAATGATGGCATCATCGACTAATACAAAGTACATGCACACATTTGGAGATACGATGCGCTGCATGATGAATGATATGGCAGCCAAGCACCCAGAGTTGGCGCAAGAGTATCTTGATAAGCTTTGCGCCATAAAATGGAAGAACTATCTCACCAAGAAGGAGGCATCTGAGATTGTAAACGGCATGAATCCATCTGCAACCTGGGATATGCAGACATGGATCAATGCAATGAATGGACTCGGACTTGCTACAGAGGAAAAGCCTTACTACAACGATTATGCTTTGTACGTTGCCATGAATCAGGTTGTAAGCGACCACGGATGCACCATTGCCAAGATACTCGGAAAGGATGACGTAAAGGATATTGGCACTGAGCATCTGGTTAAGTATGCCAACCACCTCGCACTTGACCTGCTGAAGGATAAGGATGGCGTGTACGACATCAGAGAGTATTTTCTGAAGTAAAATCAAAAATATACGGTTATGAAAAAGGTATTCGAAGACATTATAGCTAGCAATGACATGCAGGCTATCAAGAACTGCGTTACGATCATGGCAGATTGCTGCGAGGTCGGAATGAACGATAGTGTAATGCTTGATATGATGAAGCAGGTCGAGGGAGAGATTGGTGCGTGTCATTATGACGAAGAAATGGCAGATATGCACCTTTGTCTCATTGAGCAGCTTCATACTAAAGATGTTGCAAAAGACTATTGGCATGAGGTCAAGAATGACAACATTACTATTAATGATTGGTGTGTTCTCTGGGGCGAAATGGTAAGGCGCAACGACGCAAAGATAAAGAAATGGTTCCCGAAAATCAATACGCTCGACTACGAAAGAAAGATTTTCGACGAATGCATTTCTTTCCTGGAGAACGGAGGACTGCCGTATTATGATCTGAATATCTGATTTTTTTCGTTATTCTGAATGAAGTCTCGACTTTTTTTGCTATCTTTGCAGAAAGAGACCGAGACTTTATTTTTATATATTCAGGATAACGATTATGATAGATTTGTTAGATTCTTCCCAAATCCGGCAGATAGTGGTGACAATCTCCTCTGCTATACTCGCCTTTGCAACGCCGACCGAAGGTTTCGTGTTGGCGCTGGTAATCGCTTTCGGCTTTAATATCTTCTGCGGAATGAGGGCCGATGGCGTAAGTGTTGTGCGGTGCAAGAACTTTTCTGCATCGAAGTTCAAAAACGCAATTTTGGAAATGTTGCTATACCTGACCATTGATTACGTCATATACAGCATCATAGTCTGTTGTAACGACGGAAGCGAGGCTTTGTTTGTAATCAAGATGCTCACGTATATATTCTGCTATGTGTACGTCTGCAATGCGTTTAAGAACCTTATCAAGGCGTACCCTAAGAATATTTCATTCAGGGTTATTTACTATATTCTAAGATTCGAGTTCGCGAAGGCATTGCCTAGCTACTGGAAGCCGATCTTGGCGAGGTTGAACCAGGAATTCGATAAAAAAGAGGAGGAAAGCAAAAATGGCAAACCATAAGATTCTTGAGCCATTCATTCTCAAATGGGAAGGTGGCTTCGTTAACGACAAGGACGATTTGGGCGGCGCAACAAATATGGGTGTGACTCTCGCTACGTACCGTTCTGTGTTCGGCAGCAAAAAGACCGCAAAAGACTTGAAGCGTATGACTCGGGTACAATGGGGTATCATTTTCAAGAAGTATTACTGGGATAAGTGGAAGGCCGATGATATCAAGGACCAGAATGTAGCCAATATCCTGGTAGACTGGCTTTGGTGCAGTGGTTCCTATGGTATCAAGATTCCTCAGCAGGTGCTCGGAGTTTCCGTTGATGGTATTGTTGGTTCAAAGACAATTGCCGCCATTAACGCAAGAGATGGTAGAGAACTGTTCGACACCATCGTGCAGGAAAGAAAAGATTATATTGACCGTATCTGTCAGGCCAGGCCACAGAACAAAAAGTTCAAGAAGGGATGGCTGAACAGAATTAATTCGCTTGACTATGAGACTGATTGATAAGATTGCAAAGATTATAACCATCGTTACTGTGACGATGCTGGTTCTATCTATGTTCTGTAGGTGCAATGCTAAAGAGCGCATTGTAGAGAAGCAGACATATATCGCAGATAAACGAAACGACGCGAAATGGGATTCGCTCTTTAATGCAAGATTAATAAAGGAGTTGATTTTCTATCAAGCGTCGCACAAGGAGTCCGTGAGATCAACTTCAAAAGAGAAAACTCATGTCAAGGATAGCACGGCTTCAAAGTATGATGCCAATGGTAATAAAGTCGGCGAAGATAGATTCCATTACGAATATCGCGAGATATCACAAGAAGATGTGCAAATACTAAAAGACAGTATTTTAAGCCTCAAGCAATACATAGATAGCACTACGCTATATCGCAGCAAGTGTGACTCATTGATCTCAGTAATAAGCAAAATATCGAAAGACAGGGTATGTGTCGAAAAACAATTATCAAAGACAGATAGGGTATTCCTGAACATCGGAAAGGTATCATCTGTCTGTTTATTCATAGGTATTCTCGCCATCTTGGGCTGGATATGCTGGAGGTTGAAATTACACAAACGTTCTTAGTTTTTTCTCATTTTAACTTAATGGATTTTGTTTATATTTATTATTTGGTTAAAACAAAAAAAGAGGCGACCGTCCGTGATGGATAGTCGCCTCTTGACATTTGTGTATCAATCTTCTTCAGCTTGCAGGAACTTGATACTATACTCCGTTTCGTAGTGTTTCTTCTGCTCGTCGGTCAGCAATCTAGTTTCGCTGTCGAAGAACAAAGTGAGCAGCTCTCCGTAATCCTTGTCGTAGAAGTAGTTGTACTTGCGGCAGAGATAGTTCCTGGCGTTCATGCACTTGTCCGGAACTGTCTTGAACTTTCGCTTTGTCTTCTGTGACAAACCGCTAGCAGCTCTCAGTTTCTCGACGGCAAGAACCTTTCTCAGCGTTTCCTGTCTCTTTCTGTTAGCGTCATCGGTGCGGGTACGAGCAGCACTCTCCTTCTGTATTCGTTTCGTAGTCTCATCTGTATGCTTGACCCCCAGTCTCTTTGCAAGTTCGTTGACCGAAGCTTTTGTTATACCAAGCCTCTTTCCTACCTCTGTGGCCGAATGAGTCGGATAGAGCTCACGGATAACCTGATTCCTTTCCTCCTTCGCCTCCTTCTTACTTTGGATAAAGGAATCTCCGTGCAGTTTATGTAGCCACCAGTAGATGGTCTGTACGGTGCATCCGAATGACTTTGCCAATCTGCTTGGCGACTCACACGGATGCTCCTTTATGTAATTTTTCTGTTCGTCTGTAAGTACGTTCATAGGCTACTTTTTATCAGAAGAGCCGTAGCCGTTATCGCCACGCTCTGTTTTGTTTAATTCATCCGTCTCTATAAACATGATGTTGTCACTTGTTTCTAGGTGAAATTGCACGATTTTATCACCAACCTTGTATCGCGGCATATTTGGCATAACGTGATAGAATACGGCAGAAATCTCGCCGGTATAAGGGTCATCGATAGTGCCTTCACAGTTACTGAGAATCATACCAGTCTTCCATACGGAAGAACGAGGGCGGAACGTAAAGCATCTAGAAATGTCGGCAGGTTTGTTGCGATTTTCAATCTGTAACGCAAATCCGAGACCGTATTTCCACACGTTAGGTGCAATCTCTTTCTCTGATACTGCATAGCAGTCATAGCAGAAATCATCGTCATGCGCCTTAGATGGCATGATAGCGTTCTCGTTTGTCTTCTTAAACAAGACTGGCACGCCAACAACCTCGGTGAATCTATCAATTTCAACGCCATCAACGTTCACCTTTCCGTAGAACATACCAGCAGGACGAGTCCAAACCTTGCGCTCCCCATAGAGAGCCTGATAAACAACTTCTTTCTCCTGAGTCTCACTATTAGTGATCTCAGTAATAAATCTGTAATAACCTCCTTTGAAATGTCTGTAAATCTTTTCCATTTTAATATTTAAAGTTTAAAATTCATGTTCATCACATACTTGGTCGCAAGATGATTCGTGCTCGTTATTACTGCACCATCCTACGCCGTAAACGTCTTCATTGTCAAACCAATGACAGTTACCGCAACATCTTTCTTCTTTCATACGTTATACTGTTTTAATCTTTCTGCATCACGTTGAATATCTCTTAGCTTGAACGGATGCTTCTTATTGGACTTTATCAATTCGTTAATATACCTACGGGCATTCCAGTGATTTGTTAAACTTATCGCCTTGATGATACGGTGGTCTTTAAAATCGACTTTATATCCAGCTCCTGGTAATAATATGCGATTATAGCAGAGGTAACGAAATATCCAATAAGGCGTATTGTGCCTCATTATCTTCTTTGCCAACCTAATCTTCATACGCTACTTCTCCTTATCAAACTTTGACATCAATACAACGATTCTTTTGTATCTTGACACAAATATTCCTAAAGGAACACCTGCACCATTTACCCCATTAAGGATTTTACAATCCAGTCTTTTCAATCTGTCGTTCCATACCACCTCAACAACACTTCCTGTTTCAAGGTTGGATATGATGTCGCCAGTATAAATCTCCTTCCCGTTCATATCCTTTTCGCCCGTGAACTGACAGACGGTAAATGGAACAACCGGCGATGTCAGTTGATTCTCATAGTCTGTGATCCAGACGTTATCAGAATCTCTGTGATGAACCAAGTCACCTTTTATCCATTTTCCATCCAAGGTTTTCTTTGCCTTGAACTTGATATTTTCTGTTTTCATAAGCTACTTATATAAAATTGTTACTCTTCTATTTTTGTTCTCTTTTAATATTGTCTCCTTTGCCTTTTTTATAGAGCAGAAAAAGCACTCTGAAATGTCATTTGCGCCATAGTCCCAATAATGGATAAGCCCAAAGAGTAATGAATGTCTCTTATCTACACGAAAAGCAAAGATTGGCTCATTCCAAGAATCATAATGTATGCCTTTAACAGCCTTGCTTTTATGATACATATCTACTATTCTATATGTTGCCATAACTATATCTTTTTAAGTTTTATCTTTATTGCCTTCAAATTTCTTTCACCTCCATCCCAGAAGCATGAACGTCTAAGATAGAAAGGTTGACCTTTAAGCCAAGGGAACTTATCATAAAAAGCCTTCCATTTAGCCTTTCCTGCTTTCAAAGAAGGTACTTCAATACAGCTTCTAGCATGGCAACTACCAAAAATTAATGTATTATCACAAACGTTTTTATCCATAACTATTCCTCCACATTTACGCCAAATGGAGTGCCATCAGCAAATGTACAGTATTTAAATGTTGAATTAAAATCATCGCCTTCATTTACATGAAAAATTTGTTCATACCCCTCTTCTGTTTTAACCCACCCAAAAGGTTGATGTTTCAGCATTTCATTCCAACACTCTTTTGCATCCTTGAATGGACGGTACTTTGGTTCTGGCTTGATGCGGTAATCCACGTTTACCCAATATTCCAGTTCCTTCATTTCTGCCCAATCATTGAACTCAAACCAACCATCTTTTGTTACTCCGTTGTTGTCTGCGGTTGGTTTTCTTCTTGTTTCTATTATCTTTCCTTCTGCATAAGCTTGCAGAATAGGATAAAATTCTTTAGCTTGATTTCTGTCCATAATTAATCCTATATTTTTTTTAAATTGTCTTGCCAAAAACTGATTATTCTTTATCAAGTTGACGATTTCTTCTTCCGAATGAATGCCTTTCCAAAAAAGTTCGGTATGACTACCACCTCTGTCGTCATCTACAGAGAACGGAACACCATAATTAGTATAAACCTCTCCGTGATGTTTGATAAGGTGGCGACCAGGATTCTTTCGAATATTATTTATCCAAGCACCACAGTCGCACTCACGCCATATATCGTATTCTGTCCTTGTCAAAGTTTTATCAATTCCGATAGGATAATGCCCAGAACACCCATTTGTTCCAAAGTAAATAATCTCTGCCATATTCTCTTTTTTTACACTCTACTTGTTAAATTAGAGGATGATAATTAGTAATTTGTAATATGCTTTGCACCCATTATTTTTCGCATAAGGATGTCTATTTCTTTATCTGATGCTATATGATCTATTGGGTAGCGCATAAAGTTTCCCCAATCACTTTGCTTTTGAATATCGCCGTTGGAATCCATACCAATCAAACATCCATATCCATCACCATTTATATAGCCATCATGGATAAATATACTTCCATTACTTGTTACAAGAAATTCTCCTCTTTTAAATTCACTCCTTTTTAACATATTCTCTTCTTTTTACCCTCTCCATGTTGCCAAGGAGAGGGTGGTTAGTTACTTGTTTTGAATACAACGATTCTCAAATTTCTTGTAAGCATCAAGGTAGAACTCATCCTTGACCTTGTTGTATGTCACCTCGTAGTACATACCATCAGGAAGCGTTGTTGAGAGCAACCACTTCACATTACCAAGAATGTAGCACTGCCATACTACAAACACCTCAAACTCTTGTTTTGGGTCACTCTTATCCAAGTGCTTCTCAACATACTTACGTACTAATTCACTTACCTTTTTATTCATATTACTTATATTTATATCCTTTGCAGGATGGTTAATCAATATTCTTGATACTATCAATTTCCATACTCCATAGTGCAAATTCTCTATTGGAGCGAGTGCCATCCTTCTTAGAAGGATTGATTCTTACTTCAATCTCACCATTATAACCACTACAACTTCGGTCTGGAACAATGCTTGTAATCCAACAAACATCACATCTGGAGCAGCTAACTTTGTCTCCAACTTTGTATGGAAGACCTTCGATGTAATCATTTACATAAGAACAAATCTCATCGTTAGCATCATTGATAATGTTTAGTTGCTTGGCAACTTTTGCTTCTAATTCTTCTTTTGTCATATTCTATCAATTTGTGCCCGAAGGCGGTTAAGAATCAAACTATATAAGACAAGCTGATACCTAATATACCTGCTCCTAATATCATAAGTATGACTCCTTGGAGCATATATGCAAAATCTTTCAAAAACAAATATAATCCAAATATAATCAATACTATACCTATTATAAATATTACTTTCATACCTACACCTCAATTTATATGCCCGAAGGCGTTAAACAATCATTTGTGTCGTGGATATGTAGAGGGTAACACTTGCAATCCCTAGACCAATTAGCGTAAGGAGAAAGCCTAGAAACTTATACTTAAAATCCTTTGCATGTAAGAATAAGTATGCTCCAGCTAACATAAGTATATCTCCTATTACGAGGAGAATTGTCAAGTTTATATTCATTTCTACACCTCCATTTCTGAGTTAAGTCCTAGACCAAAGAGAAGGTGCTGTAAGTCATGCACGTATGAAATATCCCCAAGATAAAAATCATCTTGGCATACGTCATAGCTATCAGATGGAGCAATATTATTATAGACTTCTAATTCAATACAGCCTGCTTTTCTATCTGCTGGGAACGCACGAAAGTATAGCTTATCATTGATGCTATAATCATAGTCAATAGCATTTACTTCCCATTTATTCTTACATAGAATTTTCTGAGTGATAGGAATCGGAACAATATCCTTAACCCAAGCACAGCAGTCACCTAAGAGATAGCCTTTATCTCCAAATTCCGCACCTTCGATATTCTCTAAGCGGACAACACCTTTCAGAACCGTTCCATCGTCCAACTCCAAAGTCTTTGATGGGTCAGATGATGTTACTCTGTAAACGACATCTTTAGCTGTACCTAGTGGTATTCCATTTGTCATTACCAAATCTCCAGGAATATATAACTTATCCATACGCCTTTACTCCTTAACTTCTTTAAAGATTACATTCTTGTGGTCTGAACGTCGTATCCTCACACATGGATATTTTTTCCAAACTTCACAAGCATCATTACTTTCAAAGAAGCAACCCGCACAAGTTGCAGTCTCAGTTACAACGATATCCAAGACAACTCTTTCGCCAACTTTAAGCTCTTTCATTGCTCTCCTCCTTCCTTTGGCAGTAAATCATTCAGGTATAGCCAACCTTCGATGCCATATACATTATGTAGGTTGCGTAATTGGTCTAAAACAAAACCTACATTTAGAATACTGACACCTCCGTTTATCAAGACTAACAATCTTCCTTTACCAAACTTTGGCTCTTCACTAGCAGGATGCCATAAATTCTTTAAGAACTCTTCTTGCATCCACTTAGCACTATATATAAAAGCTGCTCTAATGAGCTTATCATTAGTTAGCTCACCATCATTAAAGTCAAATGCAGCTTCTTCTATTTTCTTATCGTCTATCATAATCTACCCTTTCTTTTTCTAAGTTGATTCTTTCTACGCATTCTTCTTTGCGCCTTACCATCTTGTATATCTTCACACTTAAAGCGTGGTGTACAATACCAAGGTATGCAATTCGTTAAATCTTCATTGCCCATAATCAGCCCTCCACGTCTTTAGTTGTACCTAACAATGATTCATTGCCTTCGTAAGGAATGCAATATGCCCAATTAGCATAAACGCAATGATAATATCCATCTTTGCCTATATAACCAAACAAATTTGCACGCCAATTATCTGATTTACTATCTCTAACCAACACCCTATCAAATGGTTTAACCTTTGGCTTCAAATCGGCAACTTCTTTCTTCTCAGCATCCCAAGCCTTGCCTTTCTTTGCGAGTGCTGAGAAGAGTTGCTGCTTCTCTTCTTCCGTAGATGGACGAGCTGTACTGAAGTCTTTTTGACAATAAGTATCTTCATTAACAATGGCTATGTTTCCGTCAAGGAAAGCATGACCATAATACTTCTCATTATCTTCTGCTTTGAAGAGATAGATAAGCTTATCTCCAATGTGAGGCATAATGGTAACTATATCCCCATTCTTGAACTCTTGCTGAGCCTTCTCTACTTCCAAAGTCTCACCATTGAGTTTACCACCCAATTTTTCCTCAATGGTTTTGATGTAAGTCTGAGCAACATCATCGTTGACTTTCTCAAATACAGAAGTTAACATTTTGTCTTCTTCTTTATTATAATCTTCTTCGTCAAATTGTTTCCAAAGATAATGCTTGCCTTTAAATCTTGTGTAGGTATCATCCTCAAACTTTTCAAAGATAATATGCACGTTATCTTTGCTAACCAATACATCGCCCTTTTTCCAAGAGAACTTAGACCAGTCTCGCATTTCTCTTGATGGAAACAATAACACGCATCCATTTGGAAATGAATGAGTAGAACCATAGACAGTTAAACACCAAAACCGTTTTCTGTTATCTATATCAATGTAAATACTATCTTCAGAAGCCTCGTTTAGAAAACATTCTCCATCAGATAGAATAGAATACAACTTTGTTCCTTGCGGCTTATCCTTTAGGATTTCCGCTATGTTAATCTTTTCTTCCATATTATTTTACCCTTTTGAATTGAACATTCTTTCCATCTTTTCTAGTGCTTGCGCTACAGTTAGTTACACATCATCATTGTATTTATATACAAGTCCAACAACTAAATTGACAAGTTCGTGATTTGTCATAACTCTAGTGTCTGTATTACCAAGTCTCAGCTCATCAATGATACGTTCTGCAACCTTCTTGATATGCCCCATCTTAGACAGAGGGAAACGCTCAATGTCGGCAGCCTTATCCAGATGGAAGCTCTCACGAAGATAAGTGCCACGAATAACGCCACAAATTGACGGGCGTTTTGTTACTACCCATACACCTTCATCTAACTCGTGACATATACGCATACACACAGGCTCGTATCTGCCATTTACCTTACCATACAAGGTATTTGATATGTCGTTCTCAGGAATCTTGTATTCCTGATAGCGACCTTTACTGTTCTTTGTGTACAGCGTTGGAATCTTTTTCATTTTTCTTACGTTTTAAGTTAGCTATTCTAGTTTCTCTAAGATACTCCTCAGATTTCTTCAATCCGAGTTTCTTAGCTTGCTTAGTAACCTCATAAACGCTTCTGCCGAGGATCCTGGCAATCTGTTTATTCGAAGTGTTAGAATAAGCGACCCTCAAAGCCCTTACGTGAGTCTCGTTCCAAGGAGTACCGGTATTATCCTGCTCATTCTCCAGGAATTCGCCGTCAGCATTAAGGTTGAAGCCGTTGAGGATACAGGCATCCGCCAGGGCTTTTTCGGCACGTTTCCAGTCGAGTACCTTCTGTCCAATAATCTCGAAGCCCAGATTGAACTTGTCCGGGCATTCAGAGAAGACTTCCTTGTCAACCTTTATCGGGTAGAGAATCTCCATAGCATTACGCATGCGAGCATGAACTCCTCGAATAGAATTCGTGAAGCGTTCTGCGATGTTGACGGCATGAATACCGTTATACTTATCCATCATCTCAGCAAAGCGTTCTACTGAGCTTACGAGCATACTGCTCATCAGTTCCGACATCAGTAGCATTGTGTACATCTTATGCTCTTTGACGTGATGCTTGTGGAACTGATTATCGATAGCATAGAAGCATTTCTGCACGTCCAGTTTCAAGTCATCCTCGATGTTATCAGTCATATCCAGCCAGAGTTCGGACATACCGCATTCCTTCATATAGTGCATAAAGACATCGATGAGTTCGTCTGAGCACTCCTTTGCTTCTGTGATTCTCTTCTTCGCCTCGAATCGGAAGATTTTCTTGTTCTCCTTGATGAGGTTATACGTATCGGTGATTTGCGTCTGAACGATTGATGCAAAACCACCGACCATAGAATAGAAGAGCATATAGAAGCGATTCACCTGCTCTTCGGTTGGTACTTTGACCGGAATTCTAGCCAATACCGGTCTAGAGTAATTCGGGTTCCATCCGGTCTGCATGCTACACCTCCCTCTCTACAGCCAATGCGCAACTGATACAGAAGACCATCAGGAGCGAAAGGAAAACGTGTTCAACCATAAAGCAGATGAATCCGTAACCTGCGATGAATGCTGCGATAACGAGCAGGATCATTACTATTGTATGTTTGTATTTCTTCATATTTACTTTGATTTAATGTTTCCGTATGCAGCCATATAGCTATCAAGCTGCTGTGTTGCGTGAACTAACTTCTGATTATAGCTATCTCGCTCTGCCCTTGCCTTAGAGATAAAGACGAAGCTAACGATGAATGATATTACTACCGTTATCACGATGAACAACCAAGGCAGCTTGTGAACTGCCTTATTGATTGCTCTTCCAAGGTTTCTGACGATAACCCAGGAGTAGATCCAGATGAACACGACCGCCTGTTTTGTGGTTGCGTTCTCAATACGTTCTTTCTGTGTCATTTTGAAATATTTTTTGTTAATTATTATATGTGGCAATCATACATCGTTAGAAGAGTGTCAGGAGGAAGTGATGCAAGAAGTTGTTTCACTTCTTCAATCCACACATCTTTATCTTTTTCGTCTGATACTACGGCAAACCAACCCATTTTTCCACGCTCATACCATTTTCCGTCCTTAACAACTGCGAATGCTGATATATCTTCTACATTGGATATATCTTTAATGCGTGCTTGGTCGCAACGACCTTCTGCCTTTAGTTTCTTGAAGTAATTAAGGTCTTCTCTTGAATAGAACGTTGGAAAATTCGGATAGTATAATGGAGCTTTCTTCGATATATCCTTTAATCGAAGTCTTCCAGCATATCTGCCTCCCATTTGATACCAATCCCATTTGGCATCATTATTATAGGTGCGCCAAACGCTGCCATCCTCATGTATCTCAATATTCTCACTTCCATCATCTATATCCATACGGTAATATTTCACGGCATCCTCGTACATCTGTTCGTCCGTCCAGTTAAGATGCTTTGGAAATTCGTTCTCGATATAATCTGCATGTTCCTTTCTACAGTTGGCAAGATATGCATCTTTATCTTGTAGGAACACATCATAGTAATTCTTTTTGTATTCCTCAATCTCCTTACGTTTCTCACTAATAAGCTGCTCTTTAGTCATATATAAATGCATAGGCAGCTCTAGATTTTCATCATACTTGGCGAGTTGTTTCTCTGGCTCATCGCCAATTACCAATGTTAAAAAATGACTCATATTTATCTATATATTAATTCGTTTTCAATTCTAAAATTTACTTGGTTCGGTTGCACCAGTTATCGGTAGATTGCCAATAACCAGCCATCCATATTTCTTTCTTTGTTGCATCAGGGTGCTCGTTAAGCCAATCCTCTGCCTGCTTACTTACGTCCGCCATCTTTGCCACGTTTTGATTCTCTTTCAAGCTTCTTGTTCAAAACTTCAAGAGGAGATTTCTTAATATCAATACCTTTCAGTCGGCAGTACTCTTCATAAGATACGGCGTTTTTCCTAGCTTCTTCGTCCGCTTCCTTCTGACGTAGTACATTCTTTTGACTCTCAATCTCGGCTCTCTTCTCGTACACCTTACACATGTACCTTTCGAGAGCGATGAATAACTTCTGTGGATTTACAGTCCTGCCGACATAAATCTCACCGTACTCACCCATGGAGAATTCATAGAAGAATCGTGTAAGCTCTCCTGGAGATACATGGTAATATTCCTGCCTGATACGCTGTGCAATCGCCTTGAACTGATAAGGAGTAGTAGCATCGAATGCACCTATAACCATAAACAGGTCAATAACCATTGTTTTGATCCACCATTCGCTTGCTCCTTCCTTGAAATACTTGTCGATTTCCACAAACGAAAGTCCGCCGTTCTTTACAGAGTCATACACCGTAGGAACGCTGCTGATTCTCTTTTGAAGAGTCGGGTATTTATTCAAGAACAAAGCGTATTGCGCGCCAAATTCCTCGATTGCCTTTTTGTACTCATCCGGCAAGGATTGAGTTGATCTTGTTGAAAGTTCGTTGCTGCTGTTCATAACTATTTACACTATTATTTTTAGGAGCAAACAACCCAGTGTAGTTGTTGCCCATTGAGTACTCCACGATTACCTTAGCGTATTCGGGATTTCCGTTTGACAACTGTAAAAGCTTTTTTTTGAGAGCTGCAAGCCCACGAGGCTTGTAAGTCTGATGCTTCTCTTTCTTATATGCAAGCCACATATCAAGAGCCTCACGGCAAGGATAGCTTTCCTCTTGCTTTTGCTCTGTAGTAATCTCGAAATCCTTCAGGTCATTTCCTAATGAGAATGCTGCACCCATTAAAAATATTCTCTGTTTTTCCATATCATTTGGAAACAACTCACTCGACTTCAGTCTAATTTCTTTAGATAACATCATTGTTTATAAATATTGTTTGGAATTCTGAATATCATGTTCGATGTGCAGAAGAGCTATATACTCTTCAGAAGAGGGAATATAAATACCGGCTACGTTGCTAGCCCAGTTTCTGAAACGTTCGATAGCCTCAGACAACTCTTCTTTCGTAAGCTTTGCGGTCGATATTACGTATTCCCTATCTGTTCCGAGCAGATCATCGTGCTTCTTCCGCACGAACAAGTCTCTATTGACAATCCTCTTGAAGTAACAGGTCTTGACTTCATCTAGAGTATTGCCGGTCTGCAAGCCGAAGTAAGCGAGGATTGTATGAAGGTACTTCAACTGCTGAAGTGTTTTCGCCTTCTTTTCTACGACCTCTACCATACTCTGCTTTTCAATCAGCTTCTCTATCCTCAGTCTGAGATTCTGCACTTCAAGAGGATTCTTGGTGTTATACATCATACACTATTTCTGCGTTGAATGTATCTTTAATCAGTTTCAGCTTGACCGCCAGATCAGAAGGGTAAATTATCAGCTTGCCCTGCCGGTGCTCCTGGCTGCTGTGCCGGTGGAAACGGATTGTTTGGATTCATCGGGTTTGGTGCTCCAGCCATAGCTGCCTGTTGTGCTGCTTGTGCCGCCTGTGCGCCAGCCTGAGGATTCATATTGTAGCCACCCTGCATAGGAGCCTGCTGACCGCCCTGGCGAACGACCCTCCAAGCATTTACCGAGTTCCACCATTTTCCATTAAACTCACGGGCATTGATGTCAAATGATACTGTCACTTCCTCACCAACCTGCAAGTTAAACTCTGTGATTTTGTCGCCAAGAACATCAAAAGCGACCCTCTTTGGGTACTGCTCGTGTGTTTCGATGACCGCAGTTTGTGAACTCCATTGTGTTCCTCGTGCAGATGTTCCGCTTTTTGTCGGCAACACTGCGATAATTTTTCCTGTTATGTCTGCCATTTAATTATTAATAATTTCGTTAATAAAATCGTTTGCGAGGATTACTCTATCTTCCATAAGCTTGATATCATCCTCCACTCTGTCAATCTCGGCCCAATGAATAGGCTTCGACAGCCAAGGACAATATACGATGAAGATTCCGCCTTTAGCGCCGGTACAACTCATCTCAGCCATCATCTGCCAGTAGTACTTCGGCTCGGTTTCTTTGAGCGAGGCAGCATCATGGATGAGAGTTCGGTACTTCATATACGTATTGATGTTCGGGCATTTGACCTCTATAATTTTGAGGTCTTCGCCGTCACGGCCATAGATTGCGCCGTCAGGACTTGCGGCGAAGTAAGGAATAGTATCGTGCTTGCAAGAAGAAAGCTCAACAATCTCGCCTTCCGGGAAGTTCATCTGCATGTAGAGAGACTTGGCCGCATCCTCCTGATCAGCTCCCCACTGCATTGCCTTGGTGTTTACGGATACTTGGTCGATGTAATCCTGGAAGATTCCATCATCATTCAAGAAAGTAGGATTGAACAGACGTTCTCCGGCAACCTGAAACAGATACGCTTTAGCTGTCTCGGAGAAAATCTCATCTTTCTTGCGGCCAGACTTCATGATGTCGGCGATTTTAGAACCTGTCAAAAAACCGACGCGACTACGGAACCACGAAATCGAACGCTGTTCTATGCCATCGGTAATCATTTCTTTTCCTCCTTCTTGGCTGCGTCAGTCTTTGCAGCATCAGCGGCCATAGCGGTGATACTCTTCTTGTTCTCTTCCTTTCGGTACGGCTTCATCAGTTCGTCGACTGTTGTGTCACCATCAGTGAGAGACTGAGTAATACCGAGAAGCAGGGCAATTTGATCTGCCTTAATCTGGTTGACCGTCTGCTTGCCACAGAGCATAACAACCTCCTGCTCGGTGATACCATACTCATCCTTAAAGAAGTCGATACACTTCTTGCGTCTTGCAACAAGCTTCTCTTCATCGGACAAATCACCCGTAATGAAGTGTTGAGCAGCTTGATATACCTTATCGGTAATTGCCTTTGGGATGACAGAGAACACCGCATTACGATAAGCGATAGCATTTGCAGCATTACCGGTAACTGTAATCATATCATCAGTGAAGCGCTTTCCACCCTTACCGACAATAGAGCGACGCACCTCAAATGCTGTAGCTACATTATTCTCCAAATCCCAACAAGTACCACGACTGATAACTTGCTTGTCCGTGATCTGAACAACCTTTGCTTCCGCTCTCATATTTCCCCAATTTGAAACGAGAAGTTTGGCAAGATGAACGCTCGGGCCAGTAATAGGCTTGCCGCCACGGGGAAGAGCATAACCACAGCTCTGTGCGGTCGCATAGTCCATTGTAGCCATAGCGATTGAATTGTTTACACTTCTTGCAAGGTCTCTAGGATACTGCTTGGCCGTTGCAACCTGAGAATCGACGTTAGCTCGTTCTACAGCATCCACCTGAATGATACCCTGGTCATGGCTAACCTGCATGACCTCGTATCCTGGATTTTCATTTTCCATTATGTTTTGTTTTAAAAATTAATCACTCGTACCTCCAATCCCAATGTCTGCAAACGTAGTCCCCCGAGTTACTTGCCTTGGGGTCATCACACAACCCTAGCAAGATGCAATCGTGACAGCTCCTCTTATAGTATGTAGCGACTTTACTGTTTGCCATAGCTTTGAAATTTAATGTACTCTATCAATATAACTGAAGTAAGTTTCCACGGTCACCTTTACTCCGTCAGGATTGATTCTTTCGTAGTGTCGTGGAATCTTACCGAGCTTTCTGCCCTCGCCTTCCATATAGTCGAGGTAGATAGCTCTAGCCGCCAGGGCTCTAGCGTGATTTGTGTCGAGGTCCATCAGACAGGCGTGAACCTCTCTCAGATGGACAACGGCAGCAGCTTCGCCCGGCGGCATAGATGCGATGATTTCGTTGATTCTACTCATTCTGATTCTCTTTGTTTTCGGAAGAGGAAGCTGACTTATATTCAAAGACATCCATCAGCTTTGTCTCGTTAAGTCCTACGACATCGTAATCAATCATGGTCTTGCCCATCACCTCGTCGATATAACGCAAGGCACGAGCCAACGACTTAGACTGAACCAGATAAACCACGTTAGAACGCTTCTCCTTCTCACTCTTCTCGTCAATGGTGATAAACTGAAGCTTTGCCGAGAACCACTTGTCGTCATCATCCTTATCGGAGAAGAAAATCTCACTAAAGTTGGCCTTCTTTGTACTAGGAACCTTGGTCTCCCCGTGACTATAAAGAGCCATCTCCTTGATGATAGATGCTTCTGCCTCTGTGCAAGACAGAGCCTCCACGATGTACGACTCGGTAACGACCTTCTCAGAGCCGTCTTCCATACATTTCTGATACTTAATCTTGGTTTCAAACCAAGATGCTGAACGACTTCTCATTACACGTCCTCCTCCATTACTTTCAACAACTCACGGAGGCCATCAATGCCGGGCATCTCTCCGCTTTTTACCTTCTCCTTGAGCTCATCGAGCTTTTTGATCTTGTCGAGGTAAGCATCCTTCTTGTCATTAAGCGCTTTGAAACGCTTGGTGATTCCCAGTTCCTGGTTGTCACAGAAGATGACGTCCAATGCGATGCCGGCGAAAAGGTTCGTATTATTCTCCTTCTTGTTTTCATCATCAATCTCGTCGATATCACGAGTAAACTGGTTCTTGCCGTCGATAACCTTCTTAAGCTCATTGAACTCAGAAGGAGTCTTCGAGATGTCGAATGCTCTGTCAATAAGAGCCTGCTTGTCAATTACTACACTGACTAAAATTTTGTCTTTGTCCATAATTAAAATATTTTAGAATTAAACTAACTATCTTCCTTGTCAAGCCCGAGTGCGTGTGCAGCCATTCCTACGACTGCGAACATCAGCACTGTGAATATCAGGCATTTTACTAATACTATCATACATTAAGTCTCATTAAAGTCTAATGGCAAGATGGCGGAAGAGATTCTAATCTCCACCGCCATCACTGCCAAAAGCAACAAAAATAAACTATATAACAATAAAACACTTATACCTTATTATATAATGGTGCAGTCAGACGGTGGATAATCAACGATTTTCCACTCATTCTTCTTTATCTTGATAGCCTTGCGGAATATCACGACAGACTCGCCGTTGTGACGTTTCCTGTTGTGGGCGATAAGTCTTGCTACGACAGCCTTAGTCGTTATCGAGAACTCTCTGAGCTTAGAGGTGTATAGGCTCTTTACATCGCATATCACAATCTTCTCGCCTTCCCGGTAAACGAAGTCGGCAGTATAGTTGTGACCGTAGAGCAATGACCTTCTCTCGAACTTGACCTTTGTCTTAAGCTGTTTTGGTTTCAGCATCCATACCGGATTGATTGCCGTGATGGTTACCTGTCTGTGAATGCAGCTTATGCCAGGATCATCGAGTATGGTCTGCAAGTACAGGTACTCTTCCCTGGAATCGTATTCGTTCCCGTCAGGAGCGTAATACTTCTTTGAACCTACGCGTCCCATGTCTTGCCGGCCTCCGCTCCGGGATTTTTAAAAAGCAAATTGATAGCCTCAGAGCCATACCTCTGCCACATTTTATTACCCCACTGAATAAGATATTCACCCTTTCTGGCTTCAAGTCTACCATCCGTATATTTCGGTTTAATGCGAACAGTAATGTCCTTTCCGTTCTGTTCTACGTTTTCAACGCATTCCAGATTCCGAAGAGCATTAATGTTTTCCTTACTGATTCTTATTATATTTTTAACTTTCATCTATAGTAAAACCTCTCCGTTTAGCCAACCACGCAAGGCAGGAGAGGTGATTGCACGTGGTTATTGTGAGATGGAGTAGAAGTCAATGTTAAAGGGAGGAGGGACAATAGACACCCTCACTCCCAAAGATAATCAAAAACTGTAAATTTATGGCACTCACAATTAAGTGAGCCACATGCAGGACTCGAACCTGCGACCTGTCGGTATCTTGGACTGCTCTGACCAACTGAGCTAATGTGGCTTGTACCTCCTACTTTCACAAGCAAGAGGATATTAATACTCAAATTAAAATATAAATGACTTATAAGAAAAAGTGCCGACCTCTGTCAGCTAAATTAGAAATTTACCTACTTGGGAAGCCCAGGGGAGACTCCAACTCCCAACCTCGCGGAAAGAACCACGGCTCTATGCAGTTGAGCTACTGGGCGACACATAAGTTAACCAATCAAAAATCTTGAAATACGAAAGAAAATTGGGAAGAGAGGATGGATTCGCACCATCGACCTCCAAGGATCCTTCCCCTGGCGCTCTACTACTGAGCTACTCTCCTCAGAAATAAAAAATAATTCCTTCTAAAAGAAATAGACGTATCCTATCTTCTCAGACAAGATACGCAAGAAACAATCTTTTCACATATAAACAATTTAGAGTTTTAAAAATAAACATTTGTGGCAGGTACAGAACTCGAATCTGTGACCTCTAGGTCATGAACCTAGCGAGCTACCAACTGCTCCAACCTGCGATGTGTGCAGCCTATCTTCACAGACGAGCTGCATTTAAATCGGATAAATTTGAATATAAAATAAATTACTTTTTGGAGGAGACGGAGGACTCGAACCCCCATCTCACGACGATAAGAACGGTATCATCTAGTTGTCGCTGTGCTTCCAATTACACCAGTCTCCTCTTTTATCTGAATTAGCAAGAACCTCAAGTCTATGTATTCTACACCTTATATATAATATAAGAGGCTTGCCAACGCCAACCATTCTCGATGGTGGACTTGCATGGCCATAGGGTTCTTTGACTCTCCGGTGCCGGGGTTATAGGTCCAGGCACCTTCGGCCAGAGATTTACATCTTCTTCTCATTGATCCGCCGCTTACCACGACAATTCTTCGTTCCGTGGCAGTTCGGTGGATGGGAAATTTATGAAAGAGTAAATCCTGTCTAGCTGGTCTTCCGTGCTACGTGCGTTCCTTCTGGGCATCTTCGCTATAGGTTCCCGACCTGAGATAATTAAATCCGCTCTACCCGTACTATCTTACACGTACACTAACGCTATAATGCGCTATATGTCCAATATGTCAAAGAACTACTTCTCCAATCCTTTCCGAACCTCTCCCGATGCAAGATTGTAGCTGCCCGAACTACCTACTTTATAAGGTCGTGGGCTTATCTTTGCACCGTTCGAGATACATACGAAACGGATTTGTAAGAGAGTGTGACTGAGGAGGGACTCGGACCCTTCGACCCTCGTTTTAGGAAAACGATGCTCTATCCAACTGAGCTACTCAGCCAAAATGGGGCGCAAACGAAATGGTTAAAGCCCGCCCCATCACTCATCGCTATGAGTCTATCAACATAAAACTAACCTATCACCCTCACGGGCCACGGCATAAAGCATGAATAACTAAAACTTACTATTATTAACTCTTCTCTATCATCTTGCGGACATCAGCATACCTTATGTCCCTCTATGAGCTCATCTATATCGGACTTCTTGAAAAATGCGGTATTGCCAATCATATAATGATGGATCTGCCCGCTCTTTCTTAGGTCGTGTATATAACCAGTGCTCATACCGATATACTCGGCGAACTCTTTTGTCGAGAGCCATATCTTTTCGACAGGCTCTACTGAAACTTTCTTGCGAGGCATAGGCTATTTCTCGATTAATGGAAGAATTTCGTGTTTCTTTAACTCATTATACAAGAATAATCTTTCTTTCTGAGTCCACTTTGTGTGCATAACTGAGCCTGCACTACCATCACGATGAGTGATAGAAACTGTTTCTGACTGAACATAGCCACAAGGGAGATACTTTGCGTAGAGAATCCACTGACCGCCAACTTTATGCTGAACGCCGAAGTTTCTCAGCAAGATATTGAACGCTTTCGCTGATTGACCGTAGTCCTGAGCAATCTGTGTCGTCGTAACGGTCTCCTTGCACGAAAGGATTGTATCAGCATAGCTAACCTTTGGCTGCATCTCGGTGATTGTGGCCGATAGCTGTACAATCTCTTTGTTCTTCGATTCGAGAGCAAGCTGTTGTTGTTCTATCTTCTCCTGCTGCTTTGCTGCAAGCATAAGGGCCTCGGAGAAAGACTGAGGTACCTGATACTGCTCCCTGTGATTCTTCTCAAGTTCTTCAAGCTTATTTATTATTTTCTCACGGAGCAAAGCGTCATAGCCGCTCGCCAAAATCAAGCAACCCTTTGGTGTTAACTCGAACATCGGCCTCACTTCTCCTTTTTTATCTTTATAATTAACCAATCCAAAGTTGGACCCGTTAACTCCCTGCTCTATCAATGAGCGAATGTCACGCATCACATGAGCATGCTTTTTCCCGGTTATCTCTGCAATTTCGAGAGATGTCATTGTATCGGTTCTTCCGAATTTTATAATTTCTTCCATACTTTAATCTTTTAAAGTTTACTACTCAACCGGAACCGCCTCGATGACCAACGTCTTGTTTTCGAAGTTAGCCTTCGTCTTGTATCTCGCCACACCTTCAGGCGGTTCAGTCTTACCTAGCAGCCAAGCATACTGTCGAGCCGACATGATAGCTTTGGCGTTATCGAGTACAAATACCTCGATTTTTCCAGGCTTTATGCCTAAAATGTCTGCCTTTGTCAACTTTTTCATCTTGCTTTATTTATTATTAACTATAAATATTTGGAGGAGTCGCAGAAAAGTCGTATATTTGCAGTGCTAATGTAAGATACGGCATTTTCGGTCGCTTCGGCCTCCGTTTGTGTCAGTGTTGTTTTATTGCTTTAACTGAATCACGAGTGCAAAGGTACAAAAACTTCGGTAAACTACCTAATTTTTCGGTAAAATACTTCGGTATATTACCGAACTTTAACGTTTCATGTGATTATAATTACGAATATAAAACTAAAAGGAGTTATGGGAACATTAAATTCGGTACAAGAAAGATTAGATTACCTCATCAAGATTAAGAAGATGAGTGAAAACGCCTTCATGAAAGCTACCGGTACGAACAACATCGGTAAGATGAGAAGCGGAAAGCTATCAATATCTGAGGGGACGATTAGCAAAATATGCAACTCTCTTGGAGTCAGTTATAGCTGGTTGAAGTATGGAAGCGGAAGCATGAACGAAAATATGGTAATTCACCTAAGTGACGAAGCGCATCGAAAGATGGATGAATCCATTAAAGAGGCATTCATGAACGGCATGCCAATGCCTCAACTTATAAATACAGGCAATGTAGGCGACAATAGCCAGAACATAACTACGGGTTCTGAACGGGCAAAAGAGCGAGAAGGACTCTCATTAAAAGAGAAGAATGCCCAGCTCATTCAGATCATCAATGCACAGAACGAGACTATCAAGTCTAAGGACAGCGAGATTCGTCTTCTCAGGAAGATTCTTGCTGATAACGGAATCGAAGTATAACATTATTATATATAAGGATTATGAAGAAGGTATTATTAGCAGCAATGGTACTTCTTGCAGGAGCATCATTCACATCATGCAGCAGCAGCGATGATGACGGAACAAATCCAGGAGCAGAGCAGTCTAACTACAAGATTCACGACAATAACATTGTCGGAGTATGGAGAGGCGGCAACTACTACTTTGTCTCGTTCTCTTCTGACAAGCACAATGCTTCTCTAATCTCCAACAAGTTTCTTGATGAAGGAGATTACAGCATCAAAGGGGACACGATTACCGTAAGCAACGAGTACTTCGGCAACGAAACGAAATATGTAGTGAACAGCTTAAGCTCAGACAAGCTTTCTATGACCATTACATATAAAGATAGATGGGAAGGAAAGAAAACAGAAACAATGAGCTTCACTAAGTCAGAAGACACTCCATGTACAAAGATGAATGATTTGGTCGGAAAGTCTTTCTATGCCCAGTATTCCGCAAGTCATGGGAGTCAGCACTGGAACAAGACGTTCCTGACATACAACACCATATCGTGTACAAGAAGCGATGCGGCCAGCTCAACACCATCTACATTCTACTATGTATATATGAAGCCAATGCTTTACTTCTATGTAATAAGGAGCAATGAATTCTACTACGATACTGTAAGATGCGGAAAAGTAGAGTTCAACTCAAACAACCAGATTGACGGTATGGGTTCGCTCTATGGTGACAAGCTATATTAATTTATAGCAAAAACCGCATTTTTGTGAGTAATATGTGAGTAAGCAACCGGTGATTACACCAAATACTATCAGTACTAGAGACTTACCGAGATACACGAGAGTCTTCCCAAGCCTGTGAGGCGGGTTCGACTCCCGTATCTCGCTCAAACACTGATAATCAGCCACTTACATTATTTTTCACCATTAAAAACATAGTAAAATCCATCATTTTCACCCACAAAATAGGTACAAAAACGTGCATAATGTACGCCAATGTGAGTAGTTTTGTGAGTAATATGTGAGTAAAATTGAGTTGTGAGTAAAATCTGTGAGTAAGTATGAATAGCATCAAGACATACGTTGAAGGAAAGTCACTGAAGGTTTTCTTCATCATAAGTTACAACGGAAAGAGATTCCAGGTCTATACCGGCATCACGAGTACCGTCAAGTTCAGCGGGATGGTATTCCCGAAGAGTGTTCCGAACGCAAGAGCCAAGACGGCCATGCTAGCAAGGCTATTTGCGTCCGTGGAAGAATATGTCTATATGAATGGCGATCTTCCGGCAGCAAGGATGAAGGACGAAATCAAAGCCATCATCAACGGAAGGGCTGCATCGGTAGAGAAGAATATCCTCTACTACATCGATGAGTTCATCAAGACCAAGGCTAAGGATAGTACCAAGGAGATATTCCTCAGGACCAGGAAGAGGATAGAATCCTTCGATGAGCATGCCGACTTCGACAGCATCGACAGGGACTGGCTCGAAAGATTCCAGGCACATGAGCTCCTAAAGGGCCGCATGAGCGGAGGAATCGCCATCGACCTCAGAAACATACGTACGGTGTTCAACTGGGCCATAGATAACGAGATTACGACCAAATACCCTTTCCGTAAGTTCTCCATCAAGACGGAGCGTCAGCAGTACCTATATCTGAGTGCCGAGGAGATGAGGGAGTATCGCGACTTTCCGGTAGAACCTTTCATGGAGAAGTACCGTGACTTGTTTATGCTCGGGTTCTACCTTATTGGCATCAATCTCTCCGACCTGCTTAAACTCCCTGCCGACTGCATCAAGAGAGGGCGCATCCAGTACAAGCGCAACAAGACCGGCAGGCTCTACGACATCAAGGTTGAACCGGAAGCGATGGCGATTATAGAGAAGTATAGAGGTACGGACCACCTTCTGAGCATCCTGGATGACGGAACAAAGGAATCAAGCTTCAGGAGAACGTTAGGAGATTACCTGAAGAGAATCGGACCTACTGAGATGAAGAAGAATAAGCGTGGAGCCCTGATCAAGAAGGAAATCAAGCCGCTTCACAAGGATATTATATGGTACACTGCCAGAAGAAGCTGGGCCACCATAGCTGCGAGCATCGATATTCCGAAGGAAGTTATCGGCAAGGCTCTAGGGCATAGCGAATGGGACAACGATACTACTTCGCTCTATATTCAGTTCGACAATAAGAAGATAGACGAGGCGAACCGAAAAGTCATCGACTATCTGAACGGTTAACAAGTAAAAATCCCCACGCCATCGGAAAATGACGTGGGGAAAGTTGTTTTATGACAAGCATCTATTTGTAGAATTCATCAAGCTCCTTGTCAAGCTCAACGATTTTTTCGGAAATCTCAGATTCCTCCTTCTCTGCATGATTCATCGCATCAACAAGCTGTCTCGATGTTATCTTGCGCTTGCAGTAATTGACCTTGGCGCGTTCGCATTTCCATCTTTCCCGCCACAGCTTCATCAGTAGTGTATAGAAGTTTGCGACCTTGCTCTTTTTGGTGATCTGCCGATTGGCTGATTCCAGTTCACTCTCCGCATCCTTCAGTTTCTCCTTTGTCTCTATCAGCTCTATTTGAAGCTTCTCGTTACAGCGGAGGGTGTAGCAGACTTCGGTAATTAGAAAGGTCATCACAAAGCATTGCGCAAACCCCTTCCAGAATCCCAGATAAGCCTCTGCTACAGTGAGGCAACACCCGAAGACAATGCATACGACAAAGATGTCGATGCGGTCGAAAATCATTTTAAATCTTTCTTTCATATACTTAATCTTTTTTGTTTGACAACTTGTTATTGAGCCTGATATAGAAGCCTTCCTCAGACTCTCCGTTCTCCTTGAAGTCAAGATTGTTTTCCTCAACGAAGTCAAGGATGGAATAGACGCTCTTATTGCCGAGATTCCTGAGTTTCATAAGCTCTGACCTTCCGCGGAGATTACGAACCAATTCGCCTACGGTATATACGTCGAAGGCTTTGAGTGCATTCAGGATGCGGACAGAGAATCCGCAGTCATTTATATCCCTGGAAAGAATCAGCGGAGGAAGTACTGCGCTACTGACAGGCTTATCTCCTTTCGCGCGCCGGTATTCGTCGAAGCTTACCTGTAGCGACTTGATTACCTTCTTCAGGCGTTCAACCTCATACTGCAAGGTTCTGTTCGTTGAGAGCTCAGCAGTTACAATATTCTCGTTGTAGGTGAGTTTGTTGCAAGTCTTTTCTGCAATCTGCCTGATCCTCGTTGCAGACACGCCGTACTTGATTGACAGCTCGTCATAGGTCATTCCGTTAATGATGTCTTTCAGAATACTGGACTCACGATAGGTCAGATTCGGTAATACACCAAGATGCGACATTGTGTTGATTACACCGAACAGCATGCCTACGGCGTTTGCAGCCAGCTTGCCGTTTGCGGTAGCTCTGTCTCTCAGTTCAGTGAGCTCTACGTTGATTGCGCGCTTGCGATACTCGACTTCCTTGAGCTTCTCGTCAATCATCTTCTCGTTTGCTGCAATCATCTTGTATTTCTGAGCATATTTATCGATATCCTCGCTGTTTACATACATGATGCCGTGTTCGTCTACGTAGCTTCCAAGGATGCCTTCCTTGATGTAGTTGCTGATAGTCTGTCTTGATACTCCCAGTATCTCGGCAGCTTTGTTTCTTGTTATTCTTGCCATGTTACTAATGTTTATCGTTTTGTCTGTAATACAGATGGTAAGTATTTCTCAGAATACTTCTTTCTCAAATACTCTATTACCTGGTCATACGAGTGAAGAAATCCATCATTGATGAGCATAGCAACTTGGCGTTCCATACTGAACAACTCGTATTGCTTGGATTCTTCTCCGTGCTTGTTGCGCATTTCGTGCTCGTGTTCGTTAAAAACAACATAGTTTATTGCTTTTGCTATCTTGCACATAGCGGCATGCATAAATTTCTTGCTCACGATTTTGCTGATAGCAGCACCAAGCTCTTTATATGCGTCGCCGGCATCATTTCTGTATTTCAGCATTTGGTCGTACACGAACTTTAGCACCTTAACCTTGAATACAGGATTTAGCCACATGGCAAAATCTACAAACATAAGTGGGTGCATCCATGTGCCACCATTTTTACCCCTTGAAGCTAAATAGGGACTTTTCTCCCTATTTAGATTTTCCTCATTTGCAAGGGCTTTAACGAACTCTTGGGTTGTCTTGTTGTCAAGATAATCTTTCAGCTCTTTCTTAACATACCCAAATTTCTGGGCATCTTCTTTGTTGTCCTCAACGAACTTGTTCCACTGTTTGAGCAAGTTTGTAGCATTGAACATACTATCTTTTGTTCTTTGCTCGACCAAAAAGTTGCCCATTGGTCTCTTCATTACTTGATTTGTAATCATCTTCCTTATATTTACTTATTTAAAATTAATATTTTCCTTTTTTAAAGGTTATATGAAACAGGCAATAGTATATAACACCTCTATACCCATAAGAAATATGGGATAGAAGATTAGTGTCTGTTACTTTTCTTTATTCCATATTTGTCGCAAATCTCGCAATACGCTCCGTACGCCATTTCGTCTGCCATCTCGTTATAATGGTCGCCGTTGTGGCCTTTTACCCAATGCAAGCGAACTCCAGCAACGTGGCGAGAATGCTTTTGGTAGAGTTCCCATAGGTCACCATTTGTGTCCGGCTTGTACGTCTTCTCCAGGGTCAGTATGCTATATTTGCTATCAGTATAAACATCAACACAAGCGCCGTCCGGGCAGGCATTGACCGCAGAAATTATGGCAAGCAGCTCCATACGATTGTTCGTAGTGTTGAGTTGGCCGTGATTCTTGACTCTAACAACTTCTCCATCCTTGATTAAGACGTAAGCAGATCCACCTGCCTTTGTGGCCGAGTTGTTATCACAGCTACCGTCAGTATAGGCGATATAGTGCATGCCGTTATCCGGGAACTCCTCTTCTTCTCCGCTTTTTTCTGATACTGATGCTCGTTTGTATGGTTTGCGACCGAATTTTGGAAGAACGATGCCATTATAGCATATAACCAGTATCTGCCAGCTCTTTGGAGGGTCGCCGTTTTTCTTCCTCCAACCAACTTTTTGGCAGGTTTTCCACAATTCTGATGTGAACTCTCTGTCATTATACCCAAGCTTCAGTGAGCAGAAGTCCTCAAACTCCTCGCGCGTGGGTATAATAATATAATTTTCTTTATCTTTATCCATGATATAATATTTTATTTAAATTTATACTTACATTATTTAAAGAATATGGAACAGGTTGCAGATAGCTGATTGAGAGAATCCCCCTTACCCACAAGAAAAACTTGTAGGTACGGGATTCCTCGAATGGCATGGACCCAGTATATTGACCCTTCATTCGACCTCTGCACGAACTACACGTGTTTCAGCGTCGCAGCTTTCGGATTGTAGCATCCACCCTTCTCGTGCCTTCTGCGATTAAACCCTGCACTTTTGCCATGAGTCCCACTTGCATTTAAAGTCTTGGTGTGCGTGGTGTATTTAGCCGTCTCTTCCACCTTGACTTCGAGGAATAGGATAAAAGAAATTACCCTATCCTCTACTCAGTCGCTCTCCGAGTATTGGATAGGGTATATCATGGAGTGGCAAAAGCCACTAAGATAAAGCATATTCAATTTATCAGCAAGCGATTTCTGATAAGCTGATGCAAAGATACGACGATTATTCTTACCCTCCAAATGCCTGATTTGTGTCAAAAATCCGCTCATTCAAGTAAAAAGTAAAAACAAAACTCTAGAAAGTGCTGATTTGGCTAGATGTTTCAATTAGAGTAAAAACAATATTTTGCGCTATTCATTAAAGTATAGAATATTTACATTCACATATTTTAAGAGAAGATTGTGTTTTTCGGTGTGTTTTTAGTGGTGATTTTTAATAAAATAGCCGCCTATCTGTTAAGTGATAAGCGGCTATAGTGTACGAGAAACTCCGATTACAGATGCCCTATATCCTCCTTGGATATCCAGGTTCCGTGACTCGGCTGTTTGTCAAGGGTACAACCAGTAAGGTCCTTCACCCCAAGCTCCTTGCACAGGTCCTCGTCATGAAAGTCAGCGTAGCACCACCACTTTGTCTCGTTGTTGGTGGTATCCTGCAACTCTAATACGACGTGAGGATAAAAATGATGTTCTGTACTTATGACTTTGTACATATAAGTTAAATTCGTTAATTGTTGTTTAAGAAATATTGTTTTCTGAAACAAATCCACTATCTTTGCACATGTCTTCGGAAGACTTTAATCGAACCTTTATGGAATAGAAATAAAAATATACTTCCGTTGACGGTCAATTCTTCGGAATTGTGGATTTAAACGCTCATAAAGAGCAAATTTCTACTATCGTAGATGTCAGACTGTAATGGTCTGTGGTAGCCCCGGCTTAGGTCGGGGCTTTTTCGTTCTACCGATTCCGCAGAAAATCAATTTAATTGCTTTTTGAGCAAATTAAATATCATATTTTCCTCTGCTTCGTCGAGGTTATAACAGGCGTGAGGGAGGATGGTAGTTTTCTTGTTATCTCGATGCAAATAGATAATATTCGCATTCTCATGCCATGGACGTGATTTATAGCATCGTTTCACCATCTCCGAGAACGACGTGTTCTCATTTCTTGCGAAGCTGGAATCCCAGGCGTTCAGTAGTGCAACGACCTGCTTCCAACTTAATTCGTTTAACTCTATATTTCCATTTTCCTTCACCGTCTTTTCTAATATATTCTCCATATTCTTTTCGCTTAACCGTGTTGCGTAGGGCTGAATGATTACTATTTCTGATTTTTCCAAATTTCGTAGTCATCCCAAGACTCGAAACCCATATAGCCACCTACAACTGCGACTACTTTACTAGCATAAGGCATTTCATCAATAGCCTTCTTTCTGTTCTTGCGATTATGTTCTACGCATTCATAAAAACCTTGTCGCATATCTATTGACTTCACCGTGCTGTCGAGGGCTTATATGTTTATTAATTGATGTGATCGTCGATGCACTGGTCATGGATAGCATCTGCTAATGTCCAATCAGCCTTTGGATATTCTCCCCATCCGGCTCCTTCGTTATTGTTAATATACCATAACTCATTATCTTCTTTGACAGTTGCCACATGATACATATTGACACCCGTGAAAAATGAATCCTGGTTATGGTCGTAACATACATCAAAGGAATTATCATCGTTTTTACGATAACGATAACCTGTCTTGATCAACTCTTCTTCTAGCATATTGTTTGCGCTTCACCGTGATGCGCCTAGGGCTTAATTGGTTAGTCAACGAGATTAACCCCGTTGATGTTTATGTATTCGTTATTGTCTTCGTGCTCCATGTTCCACTTTCCAATTTCAAGTATCGTGACAGAATCACGACCGAGCAGTTTTGCTGCATACTTTAGAGCCTCATTTTTATTCTTAAACTCTTCTCTGTGATATTCTCCATCTACATACGAAGTCAATACAGAGCGACAGTTGAAGTATTTGCCTTCTGCGTCGTTTGTAGCATAGACCTCACACATTTCCTCTTCCACTATGAAATACACCTTCATGCCATCATAGTGCTTTTCGAGAAGATTATTGAAGTCTGTCGCTCCCCATGCCTCCTCTGCCTCGATGCTCAAGATACCATCTGACAGCTCAATATACTGGATGAATCCACGAATGTAGCTATCACCAATTTCCTCGCCAAGAGCCAGGACAATGTTTCCTTCCCAGTTCTCAGATGCTCCTTCCTCCATTACAGGACGCTCTTTGATCATAAACGCCTTGCAAAGGTTGTTTAACTCCTGAAGGTCCTTTTGGTTGCCTTCAATACGATAGCTTGTTGATGCCCAATTTGCCATAATTCTTATTTTTTTAAGTTATTAATTGCAGGAGCCGAAGCTCCCTATTTTTGGCTAATCGGGGCCGTTTTAAAAAATCCCCTCCTACCCTCACGGGCAAGAGAGAACGAAACATTATTTAATTCACCGCCCGTATGGCCGATAGCTCAGCCCCATTTAATATGGAAAGTATCTTTGGCAGGGAGTATTGCTACTCCCCGGTTTTGGCTAGTTTCCGTTAAAGATTACCTGAAATGGAATCGCAAGCTTGTCGGTATCAAGCGGAACCTCGCATTTGATTCCGTAGATAGAATCAAGATGGCCCAGGGCATATACCTGCAAGCTCATCTTCTCCTTGAACTCCTCGATGCTGTCATACTCGCTCTCCAAAACGATGTCTGAAGGGAACTCCTCAAAGTCTTCCATCTCATCAACATAACGCTCGTTGAGCATTCGAAGCTCGTTAGCGAAATCGTCGTACGTCTTGATCTTGTACTCAGCCGCATCCTTCCAAACACCAAGAAGCTCCTGCTTGAATTTCTCCTCACACTGCTTCTTTCCTTCTTCCATTAAATTCTCTGAAATTCCTGTTAACATAATCCTATAATTTATTGGTTAATACTATCTATCAGTAAATTTGTGAGCTGGGTAGCCGAAAGCCAAGGTTCGAAGCGCACTTTTCTTCTAATGAGCTCCTTCTTGATGATTTCAGATACGCAAGACACTTCCTTTTCAAGTTTTTCTGCCTTGCGCTCTGCCTGCCCCTGCTCTATCATCGCTCTGTACGTATCTTCTACGTCGCAGATGTCAGAGAGCTTGTCGAGTCGTTTTTTAAGTTTAACGTTCTCTCCTACCAGCTGACCTCTGCTCATATTTTCGAGTCTTTCTCTGTATGCTCGTTCTTTATCTCTTTTCATGATCCTAATTTTAGTTAATAATAGCAGGAGATGGCTATTGGCCATCTCCAGTTTGGCTTAGTCCTCATCGGCTTCGTCGTCCTTGTCATAGACTCCGAAGAGCTTGAGGGTATTGCTGTCGATTTCCGTCTTTCCGACGATGTAGCGCATCGTCATCTGGATGTTGGGCTTACCATTACTGGTATGGCCCATCATAACGGCAATCTGTTCCAATGGCACGCCTTTCTTGGAGAGATTCGTGGCGAACGAACGCCTGCCGGTGTGCGAAGAGATGAAGCGGTACTTCTTTCCGGTCTCCTCCCTTCCGGCCTTGAATACCTTCGTGTTCGCATCTATTCCGCATTCACGGCAGATGTCACGAAGAGTTCGGTTGAAGGTCATCTCGCTGATTTCGCCAGGAAGAGGTTCGACGCCCGTGCCGCATACCAGGAACGGACGGAGCTTCTTGTGGAGAGGAACCCTGACCTCTGTCTTGGTCTTCTGTGCCACATAGATGAGGAAGTGACCGGTGTCGTCGATGTTCTCGGGAGTTATTCTCTGGCAGTCGCTGTAGCGAGCGCCGCAGAGGCATTCCATCAGGAACATGCGCTGGACATATCTCCTAGTCTGTCCCCTCGGATTGTAATTGATGATTCTGTTTATCTCCTCATCCGAGAGATAGACGGACTGGACAGGAACAGCCTTCGTTCTGAGTATCTTTCCGAACGTAGGGCTGTTAATCTCCTTTGTCGCATCATTCTCACGTATCACCGCCTTGATGGTGGCGCATACGGTCTTTGCGGAGTTTGGAGCATAGTTCTCCTTGATCTTCTCAAAGAGGTCGCGGAGGTTGTCGTCAGTGATGTCTTCCCACAATGGCTTGTGGCCCAACAGCTCATCGAACATTCTCACGACCTTGATGAACTTCGGATACTTCCAGATATAAGCTCCGTAGAAGGTGTTGTGCCTCCACGCGTTACCGTGATAGTCGGCGAACCAACCCTGTTTGATAGCGAGCTTGTACTTCTCCTGCTGAACAGGGCTTAACAGTCGTTCCCAGTCTCTTGTCTTGATTCTTAATTCTTCTGTCATAATTCTAACTTTTTGGTTTATAGTGCAAAGGTAACAAAGTTTATTTTATAAACCATCACCTTTGCCGTTTTTAACGCTAAATTAACTTTCGAGCTCATCGTTTAGCTCGTAGGCAATACTGGCGAGCGACTCGAAATCCATCTCAAAATCCATAGGGGATACTCTCTTCACTACTCTTTTGTAGCTCATCATACGTAGCGTGATAGTCGGGATAGCGGTATCCTCACCGTTAGTTTCAATGAGGACAGCTTCGAAAAGCCCGTCGCTGCACTTAACCGGACGTTTCAGCTCTTTGCGGATGATTCCGTGCTCATACATTATCTCGCGGATGGTGCATGCAAGCTCCATCTTTGCTGTTGAACGCAACTCGTCAATCTTGTCTTTCAATACTTTTCTATCCATAATCTTAATATTTTGGTTTAACTTGATGCCCACCGTTCCCGGCAGGCTTGTTTGGCTACAACATCTCTGCTACCTCCTGTCTCAATTTCTCGACTCTCTCTGCCCAATACACTAATCCGTGCATGTCCGCACTTCCTGTAACATGGTCAAGGCAAAACTGGCAGTTATGCTTTGCTTTCATCAATTCCTTGAATTTTTCGATTTTTTCTTCCATATCTCTATTCTTAATTGGTTAATACTTGCACCCTCCAAAGAGGGCTTTTTAGGCTTCCGTGTAAGCGAGAATCTGTATGTAACGCATCTCGAAATTGACGAAGATGTTAAGATATATGCCATCGTCAGTAAGGAGCGTGGTTCCGTTGTTCTGCTCTGTGATGATCTTCTTTTTCTCTGTGCCCATGAGGTTATTTACCAGGTCGTTTGCCACCATGTCCAAGCGAATCTTGTTAGCACTGTCTTTTATCCATCTGACAACCATTGCGTTTCCATAGACCTCTGAATGACAAGCATTTGAATAAATAAAACCGACCGCCTCGTTGCAGTAGTTGTCCGTATACAGACCTTCATCGAACATCTTTTCCCACAGAGGCTCATAATAGAGTTCGTTCTCCATGTCATACTTGTCAAACTTGCTCACATTTACATCTACTATTTTCATAATCATTCTATTTAATTGGTTAATACTTGGAGCGTGAAACAATAATGTTCCACGCCTTGTTTGGCTTTACACCGGCAGAGACACGATATATTCCTTCTTTTTCTTTCGTGTTCTGCTCTTCACAGTGAATCCACAAAAATCTCTCAACCACCCGGCAGCATTGCCGATGAATGGCTCGTTCACCATAAGGATAGGACGAAGCATCCCGTTTTTCTTCATGCACTGATAGTCGATGAAGTCGAACGGGTCATCCGGGTCATCGCACTTCTTCTCCCACACGCTGACATCGAGATAGTCGATGAAGTCTCCCTCTGGCGGGTTATCCATCTCGATGAATCTCTTCGGCGTAAGGAGAATCGTGTCCTTAGGCTCGTGGGTCATAAAGAAATTCTCTATAACCTCGTTGAACTTGTTCATGTCCATCTGTTTCTGTACAATGCCCTTTCTCTTCATGATGTCGGAAGCTTTGAGCATTCTTGTTCCTCTTCTTGCTGTTGCCATAATTCACAAAATTTTAAATGGTTAGACATAGTACCCTCCGAAGAGGGCTTTTGGCTAGTGTGCAAGGAATCCTACCGCCTGGCCTTTCCCGATAGACCAGCATAGTCTGTCTTCCTTCAGGCACTCTGTGCAGTTTCCGGTACATAGACGCGTTCCTTCCGGTGCAGATGTGCCGCTCTCGAAGATAGGATGCGCTTCAGGAAAACCGTGGCGGTTGTCCATATTGAGGCCAAGCCATCCGCTGAATAGGATGTGCATGTTTTCGGGGATGACGTTTCCCTCATCAAGGTACTCGTTACACACATCGAACATCTTCGTGAACGCCAGGAACTTGGTATCCTTATGCTTGCTAGCAATCTCGCACATCTTGCCAAGATACCATTTATTTTGGATGTCACCACCGATGTGGAATCGGAATGCTCTAGGATAGCGGTAGTTGAGGTAGTCATCAATCTCCTTGAAGTATCGCTCGGGATCCTCATGGTAGATTGCCGAGTTGATGGCTCTCGTCTTGATAACCTCCTTGTAAATCATATCGTTGCGGAGGTCATAGCAGCTCTTCGCACAGATTGCGCAGTTACCGCAATCCATTACAGGGATAAGCGATACAGATGGGATTGCTCCCAACTTGTTGTTGCCCTCACTGATCTTGACGTGCAGGTTCTCTACATTCTCCAATGCGTTCTCGTAAGCTGCCTGTGCCTTAGACAGGCGATTCTTCATACCTTCCTTGTTTAATGTCCAGTAATTTCTACTCATAATTCTAATTTAATTGGTTAATACTTGGGGAACAAAAAACCGGCGTGTCTCACGACAGACCGGCTTGAACCATTTAAACAAAATCTAGTTATGATAAGGAGTCAGCCGCTGTTAACGACTGACATGTTTGGCTAATCTTTCGGTACATTCCAGTGGAATGAAATCGTAGCTTCATCTTCGTAGATGGAGAACGATATTAGTAGTTTTGCGTCTCCCTCACGCTCGTCATCTATGTACTGCTTGTACGCAGGAACCATGTAGGTCGTTAGGTGACATTCGTCTTCAGTCAAGTTTTTTATGACTGCATTTCCGAAATCATCTAGCTTGTCCGTGCTTCTGTAGGGCTGCGGGATGCATTTCAACTCGACAACATTGCTCTTGACGGTGGCTATTACCGGAACACCAACAATGAATCCGAGGTATGTATTCCCGGAGAATGCATAGCTTTCGTCATCGAACATGTTCTCTTCCCACCAGTCAAGCATAACATTCTTGTTATCTAGAGGTGCAGGAACAAGGGAATTCACATCAATCTTCTCTTTGATCTCTTTCATAATCCTTCATTTTATTGGTTAAACATAGAATCGGTTACCGAATCAGTAACCGACTTTTGGCTAGAATGGCTCCCGGCTGGTGCCTTACTTTAGTAGTTTGATCTGGAGAGCTTTAGCTCGAAGGATTACCTCCAGTGAATGCACTGGAGGAGATCCTCTCGTTGCAGAAGCTCTTGTAAATTACTGCCGGGCCACCATTCTTCAGGCGGCGAACCTTACATCTTACTGGTGATTACTTCTTCCACTCGTTAATCTTGCCCTGGATGTCGATATCGTTCTCTATAATGAGCTGCTTGAGAACACCGAGCATTCTCCAGCCCTGCTCATCATAGAGCTTTGCTTTAGACTCAATCTCCTTCAACGAGTTGGCTTCTGACATCTTTCGTCCGTTTTTCCAGAATCTGGCTCCGTGGAACATAATGAGGTTTCTCATCGTGTAGTAGGAGCCGGAACCCTTATAGGCATTGATGAAGGCATCAGACTGCTTGGTGCCCCATTCTAGATGTTTGCGGTTCTTGTTAAACTTGTGAACTGCATCATAGAGCTGCTTATATGTAGGGACAGCCGCCATCTCGTTAGCAATCTCTCTGAGAGGTGTGTAGACTTTCTTTTCCAAGTCACTGACAAAGATATCCTTGTTCTGAAGACGTACGTACGGCATTCCCTTGCAGGTATGCTTGTATGCCTTCTTCTCGTTTCCGTCCTTGTCTTTCTTGACATTCCAGATAAGATTGTTATCTACGTAGCTGCGGAGCTTGCTGATGTAGTCAGTAACCATGTCGCTGGCAACGTCGCCGTTAAACCATCGGTTTCTAGAACCGACATTATCAAGGTCTCCGTGCTCAGACATCTTTACCTGAGCATAGAGCTCGTTCTCCAACATGCGCCACTGGTACTCATAGCCCTTCTTCTGTAAAACCTCGTTGAATGACTTTCCGTCCTTCTCCATGTCTCGCAACATGTGGAACATCTGAGACATAACCCAACGACGGAACAGCTTCCAGTTGTTTACGTATCCACCCTCGACAATCTTCTTGCCTACCGCATCGATGGTTGCATCGTCCATGTCTACAGGAACCGCTGCACCATTCTCGATCTTGATAAGCTGGTCGTCACCGAGAGGGAAGTACTTACTTACGTCAACACCTGCTGCCTTCAGAGCTTCGAGACGCATCTGCGCCTTTGTCTTCTTGGTAGCTGCTGTAGCCTCTACGTTCTTTGTTACGATGTTCAAGTTCTCACCAGTGATTGTTACAATCTGCTTCATAATTCTATAAAATTTAAAATGGTTTGTAATAAATTATTTAACTCTAGTGGATGAGGCTTACGCCCCACCCTTGTTTGGCTCAATCCAGTCTCTGAGGATAATCAGGTCCTTGTCGTTCTTGGAACGCCAGAACCACGTTCCCCATGAGCAATCCCAAAAGAGGTTGCCTCTGAGCAGCTGAATCAATACGTACAGCTCCAGCTTGCATCGAGCTACCTCTCTCCGCTCTCCGTACATCATATCTTCGTCTGAGAGTTCTTTCTCAGGCAAAGCCTTAAAGTAGTACCGGCGATGCGACTCGGAGCGTTCAGACGGCACGGAATGCTTGTATGCCGCATATCTCTGCTCGATGCCCACAAGAATAACCTCGGGTGTAAGGTAAGGCGTGTCCTTCGGCTTGTCTTCCTCGGACATTACTACCTTGCCGTTCACTCTACATGTTCTCTTCTGGAAGTTGATGGTGAACTTAGCACCATTCTCAACTGCATTAATAATCTCGTCGTATGTCATAATTCTTAAAATGTTGGTTAATAGGGATAGTGCTTATTCTAGCACTATCAGATTGACTTTTTCGAGTTCACCGTTACTAAGTACATTATCCTCGTGCCCGAAGTGGATATAGAACTTATCTCCGTTCGCCCACTCCATCGCACGCATATACAGCCAGTGTGCCTCCTCGATAGAGAATCCGTCTGCGCTTACAGAATCAAGCATCTCGCCCATGCAAACTACGGATTCCAAGTACTCTTTCTTGATCTCATCAAGCTTCTTTAGTAATTTACTGTCCATAATTCTCAATATATTGGTTAATAGGAGTGCGCTCAGAGAATCTGTTGCGTAACTGTAAAGTCTTGATTGATACTGTATTTGAGTCCTGACGGATCCAGGTAATCACCTGGATGCTCAGGATGATTGAAACAGTATTATACAATCTATTCTCCTTGCGCACCATTCGGCTCGCAATAACCTAGACTTATCTCATGTATTATGTTGCATGGATATATGTTCTCGATTAGACCCCGTGTTTGGATACGGTCGTCGATATCGATAGACATCGACGACGGTATTCCACTCACGGGGTATTAAACCTCATACTCTTGATAAGTCGTGATGCAATTCACGTTGGTTGTTGTAGGTACACTCATAGGCCTATTGCTTTCCTATAATCAACTGATACGAACCAGATGGCTTACGCGGGTTAATATTTAACCTAAGGATTAACCCGCGTTATTTGCAAGCTGGTTGGTAAATTACAGCCTCCTCGTGTACCTCGTTTGGCAATAACGTTGTCTTCATCTGAGAGCGTGACACGTAGCTATAGCAGCTTGATTTGAGAGCTGTTATAATCGCCGGATGAAGCTGGGGATTCCCAGCATTAGCCGGCGAGTACAACAGGCACTCATAAATTCACTCTCCTCTGAAGCCTACCCTCGTGCTCGGGTAATTCCCTGACCGATGGCTCGGCACAATGCTTTATGATTCTGATTTCAGCACAGGATTCGCCAGAATAGGTGATCCAGAGGTCGTAGTAGTATACGAAGACGCTCAGGATCAACTACTCTGGTTAAGAGAACCTGTGGTATTAAACATTGCCATCCATCAGGGAGTGGTGGTGTGCGCCACCGGTGGAAGTCGTACGGACTGACACATTTCTGTACTTCGTTGATGAGCTGCGCCTTGTGCGTCATACGAGGGGCCCGAGGTGTCTCAAGTTGTAAACTTGGATAACTTGGTCCCCATCGGATGATGTTTTCGAGGCTTAGCCTGAATCTATCCGTCCTTCTCCCACGTCCGTGTGCTCGGTTACAGAGTCTGCCGGTCAGAAGATACTGTGCGCATGGCTATATCAGATTGATAATATCCTGGTGGAGAGGATCGCAGGACCGTCTCCATTCGGAGACAGGCCCGCGATCGTGCGAGACCGGATGTTTAAAACATTCTTCTTCATCCCGGCAGTTCCTTGCGCTAGGTGCTAATCTACAGAGTATTCACCAATGTGTTGTACGTTGCCCTGCTCGTTCGCAAGGCATTCTGTGCACAACCGATTGATAGATACCCCTTGATTTCGCTCTCTGTCTTACTCCTGTTGGCTTTCACGTTCCTGCCACGGCCTCGGTCTATACAACCGATAGCCTGAGTCTTTACATATCCGAGACCTCCGACCTTTCTCTTGCCTGTCTTGACCGCACGGATGCAGTCCATGACGAAGGTGTTGAGCTTGTCGATGTCCTCTTTCACGTTTATGACCGGAAGAACCTGAGTTGACCAGGAGTAATCGCAGTACCCCTTGTAGAGATACCTGTTTACAGCATTAACGGCTTTTGTCATCGTGGTGTCACGTTTCTTTATCGTCCTTTTCTCAATCTCCTTCTGGAAGGTCTTGATACGTGTGGACGACAGAGAGATATTGTGACCCTTGATGGAATATCCGAGGAACTTGAACCAGTGATTAGCGTCAAGATACTCAACCTTCTTCGGATTGAGCGTCATATGCATCTTCTCCAGTTCGCTCTTCAGGATATCCATGGCTTTCTCGTAGTCCTTGCCAACGAAGAGAATGTCATCAGAATAGCGGACGTAATATCCGTTCAGACTCGATAACATCTCGTCGATATGGTATAGAACCACGTCAGCCAGCCATGCAGCAACAGAGCATCCCTGCTTGAGGGACTGATACTTCTCGCAGAGGTTATTGTCCTCATCGAAATAGATATCTGTGTGATAGTAGTCACGGATGACATCTATCAGTGCAGATTTTCCGCACTTCTCCTCTACTTTGTCAAAGGCCCAGTCGATGAATCGTATAGGCACGTTGTCAAAGTACTTGGATAAGTCGGACTTGAATCCGATGATTTTACCATCTGCCGAGTATATTATATGAGAGACATCTTGTACAACACGGCCGCAGCCAATACCCTTTTGGTATGACGTACAGCGTGGATGTACCATCTCTGGCATCAGCTCGAACAGGAGGTCGTTTGCTATGCTCAAGAGAATTCTGTCCACAGCCTCATTCACATAGACTGTACGGAAATCTCCGTTGTCTTTCGGAATCTTGGCTGTATGTGGCGGCATTATCTTGTAATTACCGCTCTTGATCCTCTGATACATAGCCAGACGAGCCTCTGGTGTCGTAAGCTGATACATTACTGCTTTGTTCATGTCCTTGAATAAGCCTTTCTCGATAGCATACTGCCATCTGGCTTTCTCGAAGAACATTTCTAGGATTCTGTCTTCATTCATAATTCTAATTGTGTTGGTTTGTGTGGTGGCACATGGCCACCTTTTTAGCTAAAAACAATATTCTCCAGAGCATTCGTCATAGTGAGGGTAATAGTCTGCTGCTGCCTGGTCTGCATCGTAGTCCATCTGAGCCATCTCCTCTGCTACTGCCCTATCTCCGCACTCACGGAAATATTTCTCTTCCAATTCTTTTTGCATTTCTCTTGTCATATTCGTAATGTTTTGGTTAATAGTACGTGGGCGAACCCACGCTTTTGGCTAGTCGATGTGCTCGTAAGAATCATCATAGTCAGAGCAGAACTCCTGGTCTGGTTCAATCTCGATGACGTTTCCTGTGTAATTTTCTGCATCAAGAACAATGTCGCTATTATCAGGCATCCTGGACCTTCTGTACTGCCTCATTCTCACTTTCAGCGTCAACGCTCACTACCTTGTTTAAAGTCTCTGTGACTGATACGTAATATCTCTTCATAATCTTAATAATTGGTTAATAATGTCAGAGGGATTGCTCCCTCCGTTTTTAAGGCTTCTTAATGGTGATGATTCCTGTCACGCTCATGGCATCTGATGGCTCAAACTTGTCAGGCTCTAAGCCGCAATCTGTGTAGCCGAATAGAGAATCCACACAAGCGTCATACCATTCTGTTTCGTCATGTTCGTAATCATCCGGCGAATCTTCAGGACACGCCAGCTCTAGCACATCCCAGTAGTTAAGGAGATAGCCCTTGTACGCAATCTGAGGATCAGACCACTCTCCACGTGAGATAAAGCAGATAGTCTTACCTGCAACGTTGTCACGATGGATCTTGAAAAACTTATCGAATACCTTTTTTGCTTCTTTCGTCATAATTCTCTTTATTTAGTTAATGGCAGGTAGCCAACTGGCTACCAATTTTAGGCTTCGTTCCATGCTTCCCACGCTTCATCCGTATTCTTGGTGATTGCCTCGTTCCAAAGTTTCTCCAATTTATAGAAAATCTTCTGGAAAGCCTTCGATGTTGTCTTTGGGTCAATGCGCTTGCCGAGATAAGGTAGATTACGTGTAATCGTAATTTCGTCCTCGCACCAGCAACACCTGATCATCCCATACTCCGTAGGAGAACAACCTAGGTAAATTCCTTTCGCGTCATAACGCTCTTTACGTAACCACTTCGGGTAAGGAACGTAAATGGTCCATGCGTCCACACAGAAACGGAACTTCTTTCTTGTGTCGTGATAAAGTCTCAATTTCATAATTCTTTGTATTTTGGTTGATAGAACCCACGGATGAGCGTGGGCAATTAAGCTCTGTTGTAAAACTCCTGATACTCAGGTTTCATGCTTGAATCTATGCGGGACTGGCATAGTGATTTCGTTTCACTCCTGCCATGTGTGGTAAACGTAGACCAGCATCCACGCTTAGCGTCCCACACACACCACCATACTCTCCCATCAAGAGCGCGACGCTTCTTGGGGATAAATCTTTTTCTTGTCTCATTCATAATCTCTGTATTTTGGTTTGTAGAAGAGGAGCATGCAAGCTCCCCTTGGTTAGGCTACTCCTTCCACCACTCTGCAACATCAGAGCGCTTCAGGTTTCTCTTTTCTAAAAATCCCTTCAGAGTACTACAATATGTATTCATGCTGTAGAAATCTCCCTTGAGTCTTACTATTACCTGCTTCATGGCCGTATGTTTTAAAGTCTTGCCCATGAGTATATCTTCGCTCTTCTTTTCTCTTCTTTCAGCTGAGAGAGGAGATATTTCTTCTCTTCTCCCGAGAAATTCTTGCGAATATACTGCTCACACTGCTTCTTCTTCCAGAAATGAACCGAATCAGAAGCGTCTGGCGTTATTGAAACCCACATCATGCCGCCTACTACAGGAACAAGCCCTGCATAGATAATTCCTTTTCTAAATTCCATAATCTAATTATTTAAATGGTTAAACATTGAATATCCCCATGCTAGGGGATATTGTTAGGCTTCCTCATAATCTTCCTCCATCATGGAGTGAACCTCTTCAAGGTAATTGCCGAAATTGTACTTGATGTTGTACGTGCCGAACGCCTTGAAATACCATTCTTCGAGATATTCTCTGTCCTTGCTAGCCTGCTCGCTGCCTTCTGCGGCATCAAGTCTGGCTACCATCTGAGGGTAAAAATCGTAGTAATCGTCGCCATCGTAGTCCGTCGCCCAGAACGTACCTGTAACGTGTCTGGGATAATCGTTGTACAGATTTGCAAAATTACCATCCATGCGCTGGTCGTTAAGATGGAGATATTTCTTCATCTCTCTGTTTACCTTGTAAGTAAACTCCCATGCAAGGGACTGGATATTCTCTCTAAGCATATCTGCAATGTATTCTTCCAGATCTTCTGCGTCATCGAATTCCTCAAGACACTCACGATATAGTTCCTCGATAGTCTTGGCAAAACTTGCCACACCGATATAATCGGCTATTTTCTCGATAACTTCACCCTTGTTGTTCATAACAACTTCTACAATATTCTTTTCCATAATTCATCTGTTTAATGGTTCTTAATGGTTCCCTCCGAAGAGGGATTTTTAGCTGATTAAACTCTCATTGAGCGTGTACGTATCAATGTCGTACTCGTAATCGGTTTCGTCGGTACACTGGGATTGATGGCGGTAACCGCGCAAATCCTCAATCTGCTCTTTTGTTGCTCCGTCGTCCTTGGCTACCTTACAACATCTTCTGATACTACCTGCTACAACAAGTAATTCGCGGCTTCCGTATGTATGCCATTTGTCTGTGCGATAGAGCGCATAAATTTTCTTTGCCATAATTCTATTTTTAAATGGTTCATAATGGTTCCCCACATTATCGTGGGGAGTTTTAGTCAAACAAGATACTGTCGCCATAATTTCTGTAGAAATAGTTGTGCGCTTCAAGCTCGTCAGTTTCAGGAACGTCTGATATTTCAAGCTTGCCTGTATTCTTGTGTACTTCGGCAATGGAAAATGTATTGTCGTGCGTCCATTTGATGAGATCAACACGCCTTACCTCGTTCTCTGCTGAATTTACAATTTCACACTTCAGCAAATCGTCATTCAGGATTTTCTCTAATTCACTCATAATTATAGATTAATTATAGTTACACATTATTTCTGTCTCACTGGTAATTTCTGCACAATACTTGCAGCGATGGCACATTATATAGCCTTTTGCCAGTAATTTGCTGAACTTCGGGTATGAGCATTTCTCGCCCATGCCAGCTCTCGTAATCTCAATTTTCTTCATATTTCAATCTGTATTGGTTAATAGAAATCCCCACCCGTGAGAGTGAGGATTGATTTGGCTTAATACAGACAAGCTCTGAAACAAAGCTTGTCGCTTATCACACCATCTTTCTGCAATCCGTCCTTCCAGTCATTGAAAGTCATGTTCAAGTCAAGGTTGAACTTTGTCTTCTTGCCAGTGTAGTCGATGCCACACTCGTCACAAAACTCCCAGAATGCCTTTCTCAGCTCCTTCTGGTTCGTGTACTGAATTTTATTTGCCATAATTCAAATAATTTATCTGGTTAAACAATAGAAGGCACGCTCATACATGGGCGCATCTTTTTAGGCAAATACTACTCTTCTTCATCTTCATCCTCTTCTTCATTGTCTTCTTCGTCTTCGTCAAGACAATAATAGCTGTCAAGCTCATCTGTGCCGGAGTAGCCTTCATCTTTACACTGCTCGTAACTGCGTAGTCCTGTCTTGGCATAAATAATGTCTGTCATCGTTTCCTCGTTCAAGCCATTTATATCCGAGACAAGTCTAATCTCGTCCTCTGTGGCGATATTGTTATCAACAATGAAATCCCACAAGCATAGCCTCAATACTTTCTTTCATATCCTTTGAATATTTAGTTAATAATAGCTCCTACGTGTCTCAACGCAGGATTCTTTGGTTTAGCGCTCCTCTACTTTCACGCTCACGGCATAAGGCAAGTCATCTCTGTCAACCTCCTTCCATTCATACTCAACGACAGTGCTCATGTATCTGTTCTCCATCTTATAGATGGCGCCATCTATAGTTCTCTTACTGATGGTGCATCTCGTTTTCTCGACCTTGAACTTGACGTGAGCCATGTATCCGTCATTAGTGAACTCAACGAGTCCTTCTCTTCTCGCAACTGCCACACATCCGTGGAATGCGTTAATGAATACGTACTTTTCTCCATCGAAATACACGTCAACGCGCGTATTGTTCTCTGTTCTCTTTATATACTCCATATCTATTTTATTTTTAGTTCAACATGGTTTCTGTGCAGATAGACTGCACAGAATGTTTGGCTAAAATCTGCGAGGGCGCATGTACGCACGCTCAATTTCCTGAGCTTTCTTGTCCACACGAGCGGCACGCCTGTAATACTCGTTCTTGTCGAGATTCTTTCTTTTAAACTCCTCGCTGATAACCGCCTTGTGGCTCGCTACGAGCCTTGCAAGGAACTTTCTGTCTTCTTCTGACATATTCTGAATTTTATTGGTTGATAATTGGAGGCGTAGCAAATAACTACGCCGGGTCTGGTCTAAAGCTGTACGTTAGAAGCCACTCACAATTTAAGGCACTTTGGAATTCCATTGCGGCTCTCTCTCCCCATCCTCGTGGTTTGTACGCATCTTCTTTCAAATACTTCTCTACAAGCTTCTCTAGCTGAGTCTTTTCTTCTGCTGTCATAATATATTCTGTTTTGGTTAATAGCAGGCAGCACATTATCGTACTGCCCTGTTCTGGCTAGAGATTGTACAACGGACTTTCTGAAGCATACAGAATCGTAGGACCGGTGAGGATTGAAAACGCACAAGGGTCAAAACCCTCGATGTTCTTCATGCTATCGATTTTATTTTGTACTACATCACGTATGGATGACAGACTCAATCTGCCGTCGATAGGCATGATAGAATCCATGCCAACCATTTCCACGATACTGAAATCCTCTGTAAATCTCATGTTCACAAGGTCAAACTTGTTGATCTTGTGGTAAAATTGTACCCATTTACTCATAATTCTACATTTTTGGTTTGTAGGAGAGGGAGATGAAACTCCCTCATTTTTCAGGCTGTGTGATCAGCGTAAAAGCTATGAGGCCTGGTATAAGACGAGAAAATTCAAAAGCTTCCCGTACTCGAAATCTATATTCTCACGGCTGTCGTATACGCACAAATGTACAAAAATGTTGTCCTGCATCTCGCCACCCTTCATAATAGCGGCATACGCCGTGACGTATTCCCCATTTGGACAGACGCTTACATTTATTGTCAAATACTCGTCACCGAACAAATCACGCTGCATCCCCTGCAATTTAGGCAAGATTACGTTACGCAGATAATTTCTCTTTTCTTCCCATTTAGTATTCTCTAGTTTCTTCATAATCAATAATTTTTGGTGAATAGCATGCGTGACAATATCGCCACGCACATTTTAGCTCATGCACAGCACCGCTATCTCAGAGAAGCTCTTGGAGATAGCCTCCTTGCTACGATAATCTCTGTAGCCTCTAGTATTGTTGTTGTGCCACTGGCGTGCAGCTATCTTGATCTTCTCCATCTCATGGAGAAACGCACGCTCAAAGTTTTTCTGTGATTTTCTGTCTTGCATAATTCTTCCGTTTAAATGGTTTAACATAGTATGCCCAGGAAAATGCCTGAGCACATTTTTTGGCTAATCGACCTCATAGAATAAGATGACATAACGCGCGTCAATATCTACAACATGATCAGGCGTGCAAAGACTGCGGAAAGAAAAATCACTGTACTTTTCCTCAACAACGCTAATCCAATCTCCAGGAGGGAGTATGAAGCTCTCTCTTGTTCCGTAGAATTCCTTTGTGTCAGTTTTCTCTAAGTGCATATTAATGTTCCACTTAGTATTATCCAACCCTTCAGCGTTAATCTTGTCGATTAAATTAAATGTCTTGTAGTTCATATTTCTCTAATAATTTGGTTAATACTAGATACCGCCCGGATATCTCCAAGCGGTAGTTTTGGCTAGAACCATCTGTCACGAATATACAGAATTGTATTCTTAATCACTCCCATGTAAGGCTCTCTTGCATCGAAGCACATGTTAGCGAACTCAGCACGGGTAATCCAACCCATGTTGTACTGATTAACTGCGTTGTCCAACTCTGAGCGCATAGCCCACAAATTTACATTAATTCCGTTCATAATCTAAAATGTTTAAATGGTTTGTAATTATCGTACTGCCCAAATTGAATGAGCAGTTTTTAGGCTGAATGTTCCCAAGCACAATTATCGTACTTGCCAAATCTATTACACTCCAGGCAGGATGAAATTCTCCAAGCGGAGTGTAGATCTCCACAGCTCACGGAAATACCACTTGCCCTTTTTCGTACTGCTCCAAATATACACAAGCAGAATTCCGTAAAGAATTCCAAGCACATTCAGGAGAATTATCGTACTTGCCAAGCAGATGAATATTGGCGATGTCTGAATAAATCCAAGCACAATTATCGTACTTGAATAAATGATTTGTCTCGTTTTCATATTTCTAATTTTATTGGTAATTGTTCCGTAGCCACACACGACAATTATCGTACTGGCTACGGATTTCTAGGCTAGGAAGAGACTGAGAATATCATTTTTCCATGAGATAAACTCCACACGGGCGTATATGGTTTGCCTGTCGGCAATGATACGCTCCATCATTCTCTGTCCCCTGCAATCGAAATTGTATATCATAATTCTAATAATTTTGGTTATTCGTTCCCTACAAGCGTAGGGATTTTAGGCTACAGAATTTTGCTCAGCATTTCTGCCATGGGATATTTCTTCTCGATGATAACGCCCAGAATTATTGCCAGGGAGCTAACAGCCGGTAAGATAAACCACATGTACTTGTCGCAAAACTCATTGATTCTCTGTTTCATAATTCTAATTTTTAAATGGTTGATAATTGTAGAGCGGAGATTTCTCCCCGCCCCGATTTAGCCATAGGAAGTAATATCCGTGCCTTTTTCCTCTGTATTGTCTTTTCCTAACATCCGGATATTACACCTCCCGCTACGTCATTCACATGATGTCGCTCTGTTTTTCTGCAAGCCTTTTCACAGGCTACACGGATACAGGTAAACCGCTTTCAGAAAGTGTGTTTTATACTCGCCAACCCACACTTAAAAAGTTCTGGGCGAATATGATGTGCAGAATATCTCTGCAATGTGAACCACTACACGTGCCATCCAACACGTAGCTTTTTGGATATCTCGTATCCCTTAACCCGCAGCCAACGGGATAGAATATGAATTATGATTTTTCATAGTTTCTCCCGGTACGCCTTATAATCACACTGCGCCCGTATCGCACAACTTTCGTTCTGTCTCCATACGTACCCTTGCCGTCGGTTAGCCTTCAATCCTCGCAAAATCGCTTCTTCCTGCTGGTGCTGCATTTCGCTCCTGTGCCTGTGCTCCCTGTGTCCGCTCCGGTGATACGCTCCACAAAAATCTCAGTCTCTTATATTCTGTTTCACGTATCACGGAGAGAAACCGCTCGCCGACGGTAGTTGGTACGTCTGAGGATGACCGCCCCAGTTGTGCCGCCTAAAAAATATTTCGTATGATTCGCTAAATTTCTCGCTTAGAAATCTAGCTTACAAGTTACGTTTTCAATTTTAGCCACAATTAAAAATTGTGTTTATCCTACATACCACGAAAAGGTATTGAAAAATAATGTAGGGAAAATTATATTGAAACAATTCTGAAAAATAAATCTAAAAAAAAATATTCTGAAAATAAAATCCCAAAAAAAATATTCTAGAAAAATCTTTCTAGAATATAGGTACGAAAAAATAAGGTAGTGGAAAAATCCCACTACCTTATATCTTTCTAGTTTGCTGCTGCTTTCTTTCTTTCTGCTGCTTCTTTCATGAGTGCGGCAATTTGGGCTTGAATTTCTTCATCGCTCATTACCTTAACCGCTGCCGCTGCTGCCTTAGCTTCTGCCGCCTTAGCTGCCTTGGCTGCCTTGTCGGCGGTTACTTGTTTCATACCGTCTATATAATCTTTATATAGATTATTCAAAAACGAAACAAGTCGTGTTGTCGTATCGGTGCAAACAACAGAAACGTTATCTAATTTGTGGTTATTGAAAACCCACTGTAGAAACGACGTATCATTTTTAAAATCAGCGTATTTAAACACTGCTTTCTGTAAAATGCCGTGTTGGGTAGCACCGATAGAAGTTGCAAGCAAATAATCAGCTGAAGCCTCACGGAATTCTACATTTGTGTTGAATTTTCTAAGATAGCAAACCTGCGTATCGGTTAAACTTTCCCAGTCTTTTTCCGTTAAGTCGGTGCGGTATTTACCGCACGTCTTATCGAAAAACTTTTCGAGGGGCGCCGAAATGTTGTCTTTGATAAACTCACGACGTGTAATTGCTACACCTTCACACTCCTTGGAAAATGCCTTAATAATTGCATTCTCTATCTGCTTTTCAGTCTTCATAATAATTTCTAGCACTTATTTAAACCCCTTGCAATCGGGCATTAAATTAAAATGAATTGTTTCAATATGTCGTGCCGACTCGCACGGCTACATATACCCTTATATGTAGTTTAGTGCTATCTTTCAATAGCTGCTGCAAAGGTACAAAGAATATTTCAAATAACCAAATAAAAACATGATTATTTTGTCAGTTTATAGAAATTTAGATTTATTCTAAATAACTATATATTAGGTAGTTAGTTAGTTTAGTTATTCATAAAAGCAAAGATAGTCAATAATGCCTTTTATTTGCCGTTTAAGGGCTTTTTATAGTGTTCCTTACTAGTAATAAGGTATGCGGAATAAACATTCTTAAAACGCAAATTTCGGGCTATATTATATTATTTAGAATTAATCTAGATAACGTTGCTGACAAGTTGAAAAATGCCGTTTGTCTATCTGCTGATTTATTATCTATATTCAGTCTAAATAATAACCCAAATAAGAAGCTTCTTTGTTAGTGTTCTATTTTACCTTTTTAGTATTCTATTTTCCAGTTGATGACAAGTTGGAAAATTAGCTATTTAATAGTGTTTATGATACACTATTAAATGTATTTTAAGGGATTTATTGCTACAAATAACATGTTATATAGCACTTTTATAGTAATAATATATAACAAAATAGGGGTAAAATCTAGAAAATAGGGAAAATTACATAACTAACTGATAACTAAATAGTTAGTTAGTGTAAATTGTACACTATAGACTTTTTGTGTTCGTTTGTAGCTTGAAAATCTATATGTAATAATATGCAGATATAGAGTATTAAAATACATGATAAGTAGTTGATATTCAAGTGGTTACAATAATTTAGCTTATAATATAAACCAACATTCTTAAAATGTGTTAAAATTGATGTTTTACGTTCGTTTATACTATATAAACCGACATGAAATGTAATAATTTCAGAAGAAACACCCCTACACCACCTAAATAGCACTAAATCAGCGCGGTAGTCACCTCATCTAAAAATTTTTTCTTCCGATTTTCCGTCTTCTTGTAAATTAATCTTACTTCGTCTTCAGAAAGTGTATTTATGCATATTCATGCGCTCACCTATTTTTAACATTTGGAAACATTAACTCCCATATTGGTGAGCAAAACCATAAATGTATATCTAATATTCATTCTATGTATATCCTAAATGTATATTTATACCCTTTATTTACTAGCGTTATAGCATATCTACAGGATATTTTCCGTATCTTTGTATTGTCGATATTTTATAGTCGACATGTTGTAAGGACGAGCTGACACGTGTTATCCGTCAGAAAGTCCCTGTTTATCGGGGGTAATCCTACACAATAACGGAAAATTAATATTATTATTGTACATAAATGGAAAATGGAATTGCTATAGACACATTGCACGCTCAGCTGCTGGACCTTTCGAGGCATGACGAGTACGGGTTCGAAGAGCTCCGTTGTCAGGACTGGGGTAAGGCGAACTCTGAGAAGTACAACAAGCTGAAGTCTAATTTCATCAGGTCAATGAGACGTTTGGCGAAGAAGGCTCCGGTGAAGTACTATGGTGGTTCGTACTACATGTTCAACGGTAAGATATATGAAGCAGTTCCGAAGATAGTCCTGGAGCAGGCTTACCAGCTCTTGCTTCTCGACCTGGCTATGGCTCCGATGCTTGGAATCAGCACGGTGATGAACAAGTCATTCATGGAGGTGATAGAGTGCTACAACATACTGAGACCTACCTTTGATATCGTTGCATTCGCCAACGGAGTGGTTGACTTCGGAAGCGGGCTGAAGTATCCGAACGTGATGCCGTTCTCTCCCGACTACCATGTTACGTACTACCATCCCTATGACTACAATCCGAAGGCGAGGTGTGACAGATGGATGAACTTCATACACGAGGTGCTCCCTGACAGGACATCGAGGATGATCCTCCAGATGTTCCTCGGACTCGGTCTCATACAGAGAGGTACTGCATACAATCCTTACGAGGGGAAGGAGTCATCGAAGATTGAGCTGTGTCTCCTGCTCGTCGGTACTGGAGCCAACGGAAAGAGCGTCATCTTCGACGTTGCCTGCAACATATTCGGAAAGGACAGGATAAGCAAGATGGACTACGCTGACCTCACTGCTGACGGTGACGAGGGAATGAGGGGAAGGTATCCTATAAGGAACGCCATCTTCAATTGGTCTTCCGATTCCGACCCGAAGAAGTTCGGAAGGAAAAATACCGGAATGTTCAAGAGGCTCGTGAGCGGAGAGCCAGTCCCGATGAGAAAGCTGGGCAGGGATATCCTGGAGGGGAACTCAATCCCCTACCTCATCTTCAATCTCAACGAGCTTCCGTTCCCGGACGATGCCTCGCTCGGATTCATCAGGCGCTTGCAGTACGTGAGCTTCGACGTGACCGTTCCAAAGGAGAGGCAGGACCCGGAGCTGGCGAGCAAGATCATCCGTGAGGAGCTGAGCGGAGTGTTCAACTGGATATTCCGTGGCGCGATGGAGCTGAGGAGCAGGAAGTACAGGTTCCCGGCAGCTGAGGGAAGCAGGAGGCAGCTGCTCATCTCTCTTCTAGGAAGCAATCCTATCTATGCCTGGATAAGGGCATATGATATGAGATGCAGTCGGGAGGCGAGGGGCGAGATTTCGGAGTGCATGCTTGCCAAGGAGATGTACGAGAGGTTCGTCGAGTTCTGCAAGGCCAACGATGTCGAGGAGAAGGATATCCCTACGATTCAGAAGTTCGGGCGTGATATGAGCGACAAGTACGGCTTCTTCAAGAAGAGGTCACAGGGCGGAATGACGTATCAGGTGTACGGCGCGCAGATGATTGACCTGAAGCAGGAGCTTCTCATCAATGACGTGAAGAACAAATTGCGTGGTGAGGAGGACATCAAGCAGCCAGAGAGCTTCATTCAGCCTGATGATTAACGATACAGGTGGCCGCAGGGCGGTGGGACATGCCTTCGGGCATAAGTCCGGGCAGACGGGAGGTTCGAGTCCCTTCCACGGTCGGCGGCCACCATTAAAACAGATTTCTATGATAGACAAGGAATATATCAAGGAGCTTATCTCCTGTATCACGAAGAAGAAGGCTGACGGGAATATTGTTCCGGCCACCGCTTCGATGAGCGAGATTATGACTGCTGTCCGCGAGGATGCCCTGGAGTGCATGAGGACCATGTGTAACGAGGGGGAGATTGCGGTGAACAGGACGTTGAATAGTGTTTCATTTAAATGTTTGTAGCTTATGGGAGAAGAACGTAATTTTGAGTTTTTTATAGGCGTCTGTCAGCTTCCTGCTGTTGTTTCGCCAGAGTCGACAATATGGCTGCTACCTGCGGACTCCAACGAAGAGGAGGTATCTGGCTCTATTAAGAAGTATGTAGATAAGGCTGCTGAATCAGGGGATAAGATGTCCTCTTACAGGTATGGAAATATCAGTGGTGAGTTCACCCTTGATGTTGAACGCAGTGAAGGCTTAGACGAACTTCTGCTCGAAATCCTCTACGGCGACAGAATCCGGAAAACCATTGAACGCCTTAATTATGAATGGCTGAAGAAGATGTGGAAGGCTTCCGATGACGATTTTCGAGTATTCTGGTTTGAACAGATACGCAAAAAGTTTGAGGAGCACGAGGATTAAAATGAATTTAGATGGCAGATATGAGAAGACATCACAATCCTAATAAAGTTCCGCCGTTCAAGCCGGACCCGGAGCATTGGACTAAGAAGGTTCATTCATGGAAGGCGAAGGTCGCATACGAGACGGAGGATGAAGCCTGGGAGCTCCTTAAGACACACCCGAAGCTCATTGAGCAGGGAATGACTGTCTACAGGTGCAATCTGTGCAACATGTACCACTGCGGGCACAAGTATAACAAGAAATAGTTGAGAATATGAAGAAGAAAGGATATTACGAATACGAAAACGGAATCTACCCTTTGAAACTTTGGGTACACATCGGTAAAGACTTGAAAGAACTGATAGATTCCTGCTTTGACGGGTGTGAGGCTCCAGATAGGGACTACGGCGGCGTTACGTATTCCGATGCTGTCAGGAAGAGCGACAGAAGACGCGGCGTTCTTGTTTCGTTTCAGTGTCGGAAGAGTATGTCGATGAACTACTGCTGCCATGAAGCTTCTCATACCTGCGATGCCATCGAAGATGCTATTGACATGGAGCACGGCGGCGAGCCTTCTGCCTACTTGATGGGTTGGATTGCGTCTTGCATCAATAAGGCTCGTTTGGGTATTGGTGATTTCGTTGAACTTAAAGAAGACAAGGAGGAATAGCTTATGAAACCGATTATAGTAATAGAACTTCCTTTGGGAATGTGCATTGATAGAGAAATCACAGAACCTTATGGCTACGATTTGTTCTATGGAGACGAGAACATCGAAGCTCAGTGGAAGAAACTGGAAGAACTTCGAGAAACTGGCGGTGTCATTATAGTTCATCCAAGCTCTACTAGCGCAATTCGAGAGATTCTTGACCCTTATATTGGTAGTGATGGATTTATCAAAGAATGCGGTTTACGAAACGTCCATACAGAAGAGCATGGTGATTTCTATGTTATGCTTTTTCATAACCCATCAGATGTTATGGCTCGCAGAGCTTTTCGTATGATGAATAATAAAAACAAATAGCGTATGAAGAAAGAATTAAATGAAGACCTTGAAAAGCTAAACATAGCAGGACAGCAGATGTTTGAGAGCTTTTCTTTCGAGGAAATAACGAAAAAGATGCTTGATACTTACATCAAGAAGAATCACGACTACGGAAATGCGTTCTCTGAGATGTATGATGAGCTTGGTATCAACTACGGCTACGGAAAGATACGAGAGAAAGTGAATCGCATCAAGACATTGAAGGACAATGATGCGCAAGTTGCTAATGAGCCATTGGAAGATGCTCTTCTTGACTGCGCTAACTATTGTATCTTGACATTGATGGAATATCAAAAACGCAAGGAGCATGGAACAGACTGAATATACTTGCAAGGATTGCTTCTTCTTTAAGAATGGCAAGTGTTGCTACCCTACCGAGAAGAAGTTTGCTTCTGAGGAGAGTCCTTCTTGCACAGATTTCGAGTATAAGGAAATAAAAGTTGAACTTTAAAATATTGTTATCATGGCATTACCATTTGGAAAGACTATCAAGACAAGACACTTCACCGTGTTGAAGTTCAGTAAGAGCTTGTCTAAGAAAGAAGTTGCTTCACTCAGAGAGGATATCCCTGCTGAGATCAAGAAGCATTTGCAGAGAGGTTCGCTGCCTTTCATCAAGATTGCGAACATTGCCGGCACATGGGGAATCGAGTACTCTATCGGTACATCAATGTACGCTGCACTCGATGAATGTGTTCCTGTGGCCGTAGGAGACCATTATGAGTTCTCCAAGGATGATGGAAACATCATCGAGGCATTTGCCCAGCTTATGTATGCGGATACATCGTTGCCTGGCGATGCAGAATACACGGCAGGTAAGTTGAAGCTTCGTGACGAGTACCTTGCCCGTGAGTCTGCGAGACAGAATGCTGCTGCCGACGAGGGTAAGACAGAAGAGCAGCTTCGCAAGGAAAGCGATGAGGCCGTACAGGAAGTCATCGACCGCGATAAGCACGCCGAGACTATTCTTGAGATGGCAGAACAGATTAAGAAGGAAGGAGGCAAGAATGAGCGATAAATTGCTTGAGGTCGTTCAGGACCACACTTCCCTGGTACTTGCGCTCCAATTCATTTTGGAGGCCGCAGAGACGAAGAAACTGCCATCATACGGCGTTCTTCCTACGTTTAATGACGATATGCTTGAAGATCAGGTGCGGATTGCGCTTGAACTCATCACCGGAGAGAAGTATCCCTGATTGAGTTTATATTTTTCTTCTACTTTCATAATATAAAAGTGAGGGGTGGCATCTGTGAAGACACCACCCCTCGTAACCAATTAAACAGAATTACGAACAGCAGAACGAATCTGTGAACGTATATCTGCCTGCAAAGGTACTTGGTTTTGCAGAAATTCTAGTAAAACAAAGTTACTTTAACACGAATTTAACTATTTCTTCTTCTTTTGGAATGTCGCCTGGCCATTTTTAAAGATAATGCAGTCCTCGCAGAGATTGTATAAAAAATGTATCTTTATACACTTTTTACATAAACTATTTGCATATTCATACCATTTTTTGTATATTTGCATTGGGATAGGTTGGAGTAGCTACCAACTGACAAGGCTAACTCAGTGGGCCTTCCCTTTCTTTTAATCACTGAGGTAACTTGTAATTTCACTGAGATGGATAACAGTATTGAAATTTGGAAAGACGTAAACGGATATGAAGGACATTACCAAGTGAGTAATCTTGGCAATCTAAGACGCTGTAACGAAAAGTATAAAGATATTCCTGTACCATTAGAGTACGGGAAAGACGGGAGAGTATATGTTAGATTACGAATCGGGCATTCAAAAAAGCTTATACCACTTTGTTTGATCGTTGCGACAGCATTTGTTTCAAACGATTCGAACTCAGAGGATGTTTCTTATATAGATAATAATCCTAAAAATTGTTCCGCAAGTAATCTTAAGTGGAATATAGGATTCATAGGAGAAGAGTGGAAGGATATAAAAGGCTATGAAGGATTTTATCAGGTAAGTAGTCTTGGCAGGGTGAGGTCTGTGGAAAGAATAGTAAAGGTTGGCGACTTCTTTGTTACGAGAAGAAGCAAAATTCGCAAATTAAATAAGCGGCCTAATGGATATTATGGATTGCTTCTTAGCAGAGACGATACAAATGTAAACTTTAGCATTCATAGACTTGTCGCCGAAGCTTTTATACCAAATCCTCTTTGCTTGCCTCAGATTAATCACAAGAACGAGGACAAGGCTGATAATAGGGTCGAAAATCTAGAGTGGTGTACAGCCAAGTATAATTCTAACTATGGAACAAGAAAAGAGAGGGTAATGCAAAATAACAAGAGAATGCAAGGAAAAAAGATAGTTTGCATGGATGTAAACGGAAATATTTTACAACACTACCCTTCTGTTCAGTCCGTAAAGAAAAACGGGCATAACGTTGCATTAGTACACGCGTGTTGTACCGGTGCTAGACATACACATCATGGATTATACTGGAAGTTTGAGTAAGGGTATCAACCCTTACTCTTCCTTTGACAAATTGCCTTGCCGTTTTTAAAAATCAGGCAAGATTGGCAGTCCGACGGATAATCTACCGGAAGATAGAAATGACAAGTTGTGCTTTCCGTATCAATCTCATCCTGCTTAATCTTAGAATAGTCAGCTATCATGGCGGTCGTCTTTTGCCACTCTGGAGAACCAAATTTCTGCTTTCGCTGAGCGATAACGAGGTTTCTCAGAATCTCTTCCTTTGAGGTAGCCTTAATAAGCTCCTCCTGGGTGAGTTCGTCGCTATTCTCATCCTTCACTTTCTTGCCCTGCACCTCTGCGATTCTCTTCTGAACGGACTCTTGGGCCTCAAGCTTGTTCATCTCTCCTTCGAGAAAGGATTTCTCCCAGTTGAGACCTTCTCCCTGAAAGGCGATGGCCCAACTGTCACGAACAGACATACCTGAACCACGGAGACTGGCGTAGATGTAATAGCGAGGGTCTTTCATCTTGAGAGCCTTCGCCTTCTTGTATGTATCGACGGATAATGTATATCCTTTTGTTTCTTCAATCATAATCTTATTTCTTTTTATTATCCTTGAATGCAAATAAAGTGTAGCAGTAGCAAACTATTATTGGATTGCTAATACAAATCGGAAACCGTCCTTGACAATATTTCCATTATGCTTTATATTGTGTGTTCTCAAGTAGCCGCGGCCCATTCCGTTGTCTCGCTCTGCATTCCTCATAGAATCATACCAAGAAACCAAGTACCCTTCAGAGTCATATTTGAACACATGTATCACTTTCGAAAAGCCTCTACCAGGCTCATATTTCTTTAATGGCTCTCCATGGAAAGCAAAACGATAGCCTTTGTAGCTTTTTGTCACACCCTGACATGCAAGATACAATCCTCTACGCTGAACTCCTAGTTCTTTACAGACCTCGTTGCTACAATCGAAAGTCTTTAGGAAAGTACCTTTCATATCATAAACGTCAATAGGTCTATTGTTACCATTTGCAATATATGACTCTTTTAGACGCTTCATGTGATTACCATAATTTATATTATACTTCTGTGTACACCACTCTAAGTTATCGTGCCTATTGTTTGACTTATCTTCATCCTTGTGATTTATAATCGGAGAGTTGTTTGGATTTGGGATAAATGCAGATGCAACAAGTCGATGGACATAAAAACGTCTTCCTTTATTGAATTTCCAAAGTGAAACGAATCGGTAACCATGCCCATTGTCGCTATGTGGCAGAATGTGTCCTTTTGCGATTTGCCCTCCAGAGTTCGGCTTCACTCTGTCTAAAGAGCGAACTCTTCCCATGTTGCTAACCTGATACATACCTTCGTATCCTTCAATGTCTTTCCAAATTTCAATACTGTTATCCATCCTCAGTGAATTTAAAAGTTACCTCAGTGATTAAAAGAAAGGGAAGGCCCACTGAGTTAGCCTTATCAGTTGGTAGCTACTCCAACCTATCCCAATGCAAATATACGAAAAATACTGCATATTTATACAGCATTTTTATTATTTTCTCCGAAAAACTAGCTCAACACGGCAAGCGCAGTTGGGATGTGCGGGAATTACCATCGTATCTAATGGATGCATATACCCACATAGGCCATCACACACCGGGCAGTTGTAGCTACTGCCTCTGTGAACAAAGTAGCCGATAGCCTTGTTCTCCTGCCCATACTCCTGCTCTGCCTGTCCCCACGCTAAAGCAATCACTTGAGAAGCATTTCTTACGATATTCTGATAGGCGTTCTTGTAGTAGCCCTTTCCGTAAGAAGGAACATCGATGTTGATGTCCTTTCTCTTCGCCTTGGTGATGACTGATGTGTGGTATGGGTCCTTGTAGCCGGTTCGGATGGAAGAAATGAGCTGCTGTTCTGAATATCCCATCAATGTTCCCGCCTTGATCATCCTCACAATATCTTCAGCAAAGTTACCGAGATAGACGGCGTTTCTTTCGGATGTTGTCTTTCCGTAGATGTCGCTGACGAGAAACGATTCTATGTTCTCGCTGTCAATCCCTAGAATCTTGCATGAAGCCTTAGAATAAGCAGAGATGTAGCTGTTGATACTCTCCTCTGCCTCAGCAGTAACATTCTTGGCGTAAGAGAGCAGGGCTGACTCGTTTGTGAGCCTGCCCGCACCTCTGTATCGCTTACTTGCGGCAATTATTTTCTGTGTCGATTTCCAGAGAATATCTGCAACATGGTCCTCGCAGTTTCGGATTGCCTGCAAGCGCTTCCTGCTGTAATCGACAGAACGTTTTAACTCATTATCCATTTGCATACCTCCATTTATAGCCTAATGATGTTTTACTATTACCACATAGGCAGTTCTTGATACATGCACTATCTTTTAATTTAAATGACTTTGCCGCCGCAGCTATTGATTCGAAGCGTTTAATTACGGAGCCATCCAAAGAAAGCTGCTCTATAGCTCTTTGGTTTTTGTGTAAAGAATTATATTCGGCCTTTTCGCCGTTATACCTCCATATATATCCCTTGTAGCTCTTAAGTATACCTCGGCAGCAAGAACAGATATTTTCATGACTAAATCCAGTCTTAATTGCAGCTTCTCGCCCAGAGTTGTACTTCGCAATCAGATTCATATTCATATCATACTGAGAAATTTTTCCTCTGTATCTCTTTGAAAACTTGGGGCTAATTTTTTCAGAAGGTTTCTCTGTGGCTAGCCAAATGAATTTCCCTCCAGTATAGTATTTCCCAAGAACACAACCATTTATAGAGGTTGTACATACACCTGTCTTTCTAGATGCATCCTTAATCGACTTATAGAAGCCAATCAAATTTCCATCTAAGTCATACTGAGCAACCTTCATACCGTTAGATTCGGAAACTCTTTCGCGAACCGTTCCGTAATTCATATTGTATTTCTGTGTACACCATTCTAGGTTAGAAACACAATTATTTGTATGTGTCTCATCCTTATGATTGATAACGGGGTAGTTATGCGGATTTGGAATGAATGCAATAGCTACAAGCCTATGAACTGAGAATGTACTCTTCCTGTTGTTCTTGCTTAATCTTATGGAGTAGTATCCGTGATTATTTACAAACGGACTCATTATGCATCCACTGTATCTCTGCATTCTTCCCTGTTGAAATACAGTCCTGTCAATAGAACGGATTCTTCCATAGTTGCTAACCTCATACAACCCCTCATAACCAACAACTGGTTTCCAAATTTCATTTTCTAATCTCATATCCCGAATAATTAAGTTAATCTCGAAAAGTAAAGAAGAGGAAGGGTGTCGAGATTTCACCCTTATCAACAGGTAGCTACTCCTGCCTATCCTCTCTACAAAAATACGAAAAATATAGCATATAACATCTGTACCAAAAACGCTTACTATCAATAGTTCGTTAAAATTTGAGATAATGGCTAAGCAGCTTTACGTTGCCAGCCAAAGAGTTCTTTGATAGTATGACTAATTAACTTTCGGTT